AAGTAGCGGAAGGGAGATTCGAACTCGGTATCAATTCTCTCAAACCCGCATAAATACTGAATTTCTTTATCTCCAAAGGTGTTACCTCGTGTTACCTTTTACATTGATAATGCTTTTGCAATATATTCCTGCATTTCACTCTCTGTCTTGTTATTAAAATAGTAATGATCGAGAGTTGTTCTGATATCTGTATGCCCCATTTGTGTTTTTATTACCGATTCTGGAACATTTCCATCTATCAACTTTGTTGCATATGTCTTTCTTGCCTTGTGAATTGAACGTTCACCAATTCCTATTCTATCACATATCACATATAGCCGCCTTGTAAATGCCTGACCTTTTATTCGTTTACCGTTTTTCATAAAAATATATTGCCCAAATGGATTGAGCATTTTTATTTTTCTCATAAGTTCTTTGGTATCTGCGGTAATTATAACATCTCTAAACCCGGCATCACTTTTAGGAAAATTTTGAACATCAAATACATATTTGCCATTATCATCTCTATATCTTATTTCTGTCTTTGATATATGTATCTTATTTTCTCCGACATCAGACCATGAGAGGGTAGATATTTCCCCAACTCTCAATCCTGTTTTAAATGCCAAAATAATGCCAAGTTCTATCAATGTAGGCTCATTTTCCATTACAAATCGTTCAATTAAAAGTTCCTCATCCTTAGAAAATACCAATTCGCAGTCTGACTTATGGTTCTTTTTAAATGACTTTTCCGAAATTTCCAAATCACCCATAAAACTGGTTATGCTCAGGCTGGTATAATGTTTTTTCTTTGCATATTTGAAAATTCCGTTAATCAATATCCGCATATCAGAATAAGCTTTTTGCGTAAGTTCCAGTTTTGAAATAGCTGTTTTTATGAATGATTCCAATATTTCTTCATCAATGTACCGGATTTTTCTATTTGCAATCGGCAAATACTTATTTTCAAAAAATCTTTTAAAATTTGTCTCGTACTTGTCCTTTGTCTGTCTTGTTATTTCACCATATTCAAGTTTTTCAGAAATCCAATTAGAATATACCTGAATAACTGTAGGTTCATCCTCCTTAGCTTTATAAAACTTTACTATTTCATCTTCAATTGCTTTTTCAGATGTTCTCTTTACAAGTCTCTTTCCTCTCTTATTATCTTCATCTGGCAAATATGTGTAAAACTTTCCATCTTTTCCTTGCCAAATGCTGTAAGTGTGTTTTTCAATAAATTTTTTCCTTTCGTTCATTTCAATTTTTTTCTGAATGGTGTCTATGTTGATAATACCATTTTCGATGGCAATATTCAACAACTCACTATTTGAAAGATTTCCCGTTTAACTCACCTTCTAACTTTTTTACTTTCTGTTTAATATCAAAAATTCTTCTTTCCACTGTTCTTGTTGATACGCATAGTCTCATGGCTATTTCTTTTGAAATAAGTCCACGGGCAAGAAGATAAAATATTTCTTCTTCCTGCTCCGTGAAATTGGCGTTTTCAATAATTGTTTCAAGCTCTGGCTTAGTCAGTTTTGAAAACTTCATAAGCCATTCTCCTCTTATATTTTTTATTCTTCTCCCTGCCAGATCTTCGGTGTACCGTCCATCATTGCCACATATTTTCCGTAACTCATGCCGGCTTCTCTTGCTTTTCCTAAAACATTATCTAATGTACTGTTTCTACATGTTTTTACGCTTCTTTTTTCCCTATCTTTTCTTCTGCGGTATTCATTTCTGCAATCCTTCCCACAGGTAAGTGCTCTGACTGATATTGATTTGTATTCTTTTCCGCAGATCACGCACTTTTTTGTATATACCTTGCTATTGAGCATAATTACACGTTCTCCTTAATCATAACAATCCCTGATATCATCTACGTCTCCTGCCAAAAAGCTGTCAAATACTTCTGCTACTCTCTCTATAAGGTCTCCATCATGTCCATTCTCTCTCATCTGCTCCGAGAAATCTTTCTGTGAGCACTGAAGTAAACCATTTTCCAACCTTGTCCATTCTTTTCTGTAAGTTATTCCATTCAATTCCAATGTTTCATTAATTCCGTTTTCTGTCAGTTCTACCGTATACTTCATGCAATTATTCCTCTCTTTCTGCATTATATTTCTTCCACGCAACAATTTTACTTCTATAAAAATACTCTGGATCTCCACTAAAGCACTTACCTCTTGTAACAGAATGTCCTTTGCACATAAGAGTGCCAACAAATTCACGCTGTGGCAAAAGTAGGTTGTCGTTTGCTGACAATAAGAAAACCTTTGTATCTAACGGACAACTGTCCATGTCATAATTCCAATCCATCTGTGCCCCTCTCTTTCCATATCATCTCCCACCTCCGCAGCATATAATATTACGGGAGGTGGTATGATGATCGCTTGGTTTTGTTATCTGGTTCTAAAATAAACTCATCTGGTTCTCGTCGTACTGATAAATGCGTCCAGTCATGATCCTCCCTAACTGACGCAATCTCTCCACCCGTGGTTTCTGCTTAAGATTCGCCATATAATTATTATCCACTTCCGGCGGTATGGAAAAATAACATTCCTCCGGTAATGGCAACTGATTTTCTGTGCAGATCTCGTGGATCTTTGACTGATAATAAATGATATGATTCCGTGTCAGATTCATGTTGCATCCATCGGACCAGAACGGATCATTACACCCGTTCTGATTGATAACTTTCCAGTGTTCTATTTCTCTGCGGATGCACTGGCAGTACTCTTTCACTTTATCTTCTGCTGTCTGTATCATGACAGCACCTCCAAATCTTCCAATGGAACATAATGTTTTAAATTGTTCGCATAATAAACAACAGCACATTTTACCGTTTCTTTTGCTCTTTTCGATACATAAAACGCTTCTGGAATGACTCCGATACCTACATCACATTCATCTTCATAAATCGCATCAAGATAGCCTTTGATGACAATATCCTTATATCCAACAATTACACCTGTGAAATTCTTATCAACGTGTTTGAAATAAGTTTTCTCGATATATTCAACATTTTTTTCGACAGTGCCATCATTGTTTCCATCTGCCAGATTATTGTCCATTGCATCAGCAGTTAATGTTTTCCTGTCGAGATACAGCCATCTTCCGTCTTTAAATGGCTTATAAAAGCCTTTGCATTTTACTTTTTCAAATAAATTCATGGCAACACCTCCACAAAATTTAAGGTTTACGCAAACCGGAGCTGTCCGGTCTGCTCTGCTTCTATCTGCATATTTGGCATCCGCTCTGCAACACACAATTCTGGCAAATTTGCTCTGACCAGTGCTGCAGGTATTGGCGGACATACTGCATTGCCGCATCTTCGCACCTGTTCGCTTCTCGGATATGTCTTGCCGGTGTAATCATGGTCGATTATGTAATCATCCGGGAATCCTTGACATCCATATAACTCCCTTGGCTCTAGCATCCGCAGTCCGATATCCACGATCTGATAATCCACGCCCTTGATTGTCACCAGTCCAAATCTGTCTCTGGATGTGATTGTGTCCAAAGGTTCCTTGATGTCTTGACCCGTTCCCTGTCCATAATATTTCACAAGAAAAGCTCTGACTTCCCCGAAGTGCCCCGGTGATGTTGTGATAGTATGTAACGGCTCGCGCAGATCCTGCCCTGTGCCGCTCTTATAAAATTTGCTCAAGAATGATGTAACCAGTCCGTACCTGTTCGAACCATCCACGGTCATGTTCGGATCTTTAATCGTCTGCCCCCGGACTTCTCCCTGTGCTGTCTCGGAATGATACTGGATCAATGTAGGGCTAATCAAACACTGCTGGTTTCCTGTAGTGATCGTATGTATCGGATCTTTGCAATTTCCACCTGGATGATTTGTCGTATTTGTTCCCATATATGGCGCAAGCACCGGCTCCACAATCCCGTATCCATGCTTCCCGGTTATGGTCGGCATCGGCTCCCGAATATCGTTTGGTCTACGTTCACCGCCGTGGTTGCACTGGATAATAAACGGTTCCGGATTATCAAGGATGAATTTTTTAAATCCTCTGGCTATTCTGTCCATCGTCTTTTGTGCCAGTGGTCTTACTGCCCGGATTCCGTATTTTTCTTTGATTTCTTCTGAAGTATCAAAGATACTTGGACATGGTCGGCTGAAATCAATCTGTGTGTATGCTCCGACATAAGGTTTCAGCAATCCCACCTTTACAGCTTCGCTGTCCGCCGGTCCGTGTGTCGGCTCCGGCCATACAATCGGCTTGCCATCACACCTTGCAATCAGGAAGAATCTCTTTCGCATGGTCGGTGCGCCATAATCGGCAGCAATCAGTTCTTTAAATTCTACAGTGTACCCCAGATCATTAAGCTGCTGTACAAATTTTTCAAATGTTTTTCCCTGCTTTGCCTTGATCGGATGGTGCCCTCTGTTCAATGGTCCCCATGTTTTGAACTCTTCCACATTTTCAAGCATGATGACTCTCGGTCGGACAAGTCCCGCCCACCTGCAAGCTACCCATGCAAGACCTCTGATATTTTTATCCTTTGGCTTTCCACCTTTTGCTTTACTGAAATGCTTACAGTCCGGTGAGAACCAGGCAAGTCCAACCGGATGCCCATTGCATGCCTTTACTGGATCAACAGACCAAACATTTTCGCAATAATGCTTCGTGTTCGGATGATTAGCCTTATGCATCTTTATAGCTTCCGGATCATGATTGATTGCAATATCAACACTGTATCCGGTTGCCATTTCTATACCAGTGGAAGCACCGCCCCCACCGGCAAAATTGTCAACTATCAATTCTCCATGTATCATTTTTTTAAAGGAACCCGGCGCGCCTTTTATCCGGATAGGTTCCGGCTCCTTTCTTTAATCATGTTATAAATTCATCAAGTGACATTTGATAGTATTTCTTCTGTTTCTTATTCATCTCCTCGCAAAATGCCCTGTATTGTCTTGTATACTCATAACTATCCTTAAATACATTACAGACAGCTTTGTAAAGTTTCGGCTCATATTCCTTTAAAACCTCAAGCTCAAATTCAAGATTCTGTCCGTAAGGACATCCGCAACAGCCTGTACGCTTTAATCCATACTCTGTATAGCATTTACTATGCTCAATCCCATAATGTTGTTCATAGCATTGTTTATCATTATTCGTGTACCAAAATAGAGGTCTATATTCGTCATAATCGTCAGACTTCTCGCTAAAGCAATTTTTATAGGATGTTGACCTTGCTCCGCCTTCTGCTTTTCGCACACCGATAATCATTAAATCGCATTTGATTTTGTGAGATAAATCTTTCTTCGACTTCTTGCAACACATGTTTGATATTGGGAAAGTAGGTGGATTTGCAATAAGAAATTCCTTAAGCCACTTATTCCAACTGATATTATTTCTTATGCCCGGTTTCATATTGCACCACCATAGCAAAGCTGACTTGCATCGTGGATATTCTGCATACAATTCTTTAAAAGGCTTATCTTTCCATTTGAAATCATGCATTTGCAGCCTGTGAATAAACTCACTTGCCGTCTTATTACAGAATGGTTGTCCATATGTCTTGCAGCTTTTTGGTATCGTCATTCCGTGTTTCCATGCTTCGAAAACTTCAATCTTTATTCTATATTTCTTCTCTAAGTATTTAATGTGATCTTTCGTTGCCCTATATTCCAATCCGGTATTGAAGCACACATATCTGATCTTATGGTGCATATCTACTCTCACGCATATATCAACCATTATGTCGCTGTCTGAACCGCCAGAAACAGAACAAACGATCGTTTCATATTTATCATTGTTTATAATGCTCCATGCCCGGATCAGATTATCTCCGATTGTTTGGTTCTTTGGAACATCATTAAGTAATTCATCAAGAGAATGTGCTGTGTTTTGGTTTCGAGCATTCTCGGCAACCAAACAGAATTACGCACTAGCATAACTCCTGACCTCTCGACTACGATTAGAACATTATGTGTTCCCCAAGTGCTTCGGTCTTAACAATCGCAAACTCTCTATCATGTGAAAATTATGTAAGTACAAGCTCCATTCTGTTTTTCATCACTCTCTTGATATTTCGTTTTTCAGCCTTTACGTGCTGTATTTCTGTTCTCAGCGTTGCAATCTCCTGTTTATCTCCACTGTCAATTGCGTGTTGTATCAAACATTCATATTCGCAAATTGCATCATTGCAATCATCAATGTCCTGCTGCGTATAGTTTGACTGTTTTGGCACGCATGCAGAATCAAGAAATTCCAGCATAAAATTATCTCTTCTATACGCTGCATCTGTACTATTCATAGACTTACTTTCCTCCTTAATGCTGACTTAGCAATTATATTTTTTATCCATCTTGGCAACATGCATTTCCATATAGGAACTCTAAAATCGTAATCAAATAGACAACCACAATCGTCACATTCTCCCTCGTAGCTTCTTGTTTCCCACCCCATAGGGCAGTTTTCACAATCATTGTCATACCAACAGCTTATTTCCGTGTAATTCTCCCATTTGCTTGAATTTTCAATAGGTCTGCTATAATGCAATGATGTTATCCGCATATTACCAATGGATTTATCCACTTCAATACGTTTGTGAATTTTTAATATCCTCATAATTCAACACCTCCACTATGTTTTCGGCTTCTCGCACCGCTCAAATTCGATAACCCATACCCACGGTGATGCATCCCAGCCGTAGCGGTCAAGGTCGGATTTCTTGACGGTGGAGTTCCACAAGTCTTCAAATTGTCCTCTTGCGGTACACGCCCCGGTAAGCAATCCGCTATTGCATCCTTCAGCTTGTGCTTGCACTTCCGTGATCTCTTGCAGCCGCTCTACTCTCACATCTATAACCTTAAGCCAGATGCGTGCGGCTTCTTTCGGCATGTGGATGGATGGTTTCCACTTTGTAACATCGGCAATATCACCTTTCTGCCAATCTTCGTAGTAATAGTATCCTTTCGGTGCCTCTTTCCATGTTTCACGAACATACAGGATATCGCCCGTACAGATAGGACAGGTTCTCTCCGCCGTACTTAACTGTTCCGTATGCTCCTTATCAACAAAGTTATGTACTGCATAAGTCCGCCTGTCAGCATTGTAAAAATCCATATCCGGCACAGTACACTCATTGGCATCTTTGCAAATTCGCCTTGTGCAAGTCTTCCGTCCGTCCAAAATTGCCTGAACCATTTCTGTATTGAATAAAATCGGTTTAATTGCCATCTACTCCACCGCCTTCCACGATCTTGATTGCATTTTTGCTTACTATCAAGTTATGATTCATCATCGTTCCGTCACCAATGTTCACATCTGCGTTAAAAGTCCATTCTTCCAACTGTTCCACAACCTTGTCTACATCATAAGCCGTCGGATATTCTTCTAGTAAATACAATACTGCATTTGTGTTTACTAAAGTTCCATTGCTTAAAGTAACCGATTTTAAATCTTTCTTTAGTGCATCAGCATCAATCAATCTCATCGTTTTCCTCCTGTCTAATAATTCGCCTGAACTACTTTTACTATTTCCCAAAAGCAAGCATATATCTCTTCGTAACTGTTTTCCCCAGCAATAAGCTGTTGATCAACGATCTCCTGTACCTCTCTTCTTACAGTCATCGCTTTCTGGCATTCTTCCACTGTTCTGATCGTGCGGTACTGTTCAATTTCTTCAAGTGCATTGATTGCCATTGCATAAGCATTTTCAAATGATTTTCCCCATGATGTATCACACGGAATCGCTTTTCCAAGTTCGTTACAATCATATTTTAATTCTTCAATTGCTTCATTCTCCGTCATGTTTACACCTCCAACAGCTCCGGATTATCAATCGCATTACCGATTACCTCTATTTCGCCGAAATCAACATCGAAAAATCCGTACATAGCACATCCGCATTGTGCCAGTTCCCATGCTGCGTAATTCTCACTCCATCTAATCAGATATGGCTCTTTATCATCATCATTATGCTTTATGGCAATGTCATTCTCGAAGATCAGTTTGTTGTTCTTATCAGGCATTGCGGTGCACTGGCAGATTGTAGATGGGTTCACCTGCGCGGCATCCAAATCGTGAGGAGTACCATCTTCATTCGTTCCAAGTACATAACCGATAAAATATTTAGAGTAGTCCTTCTCGTCTACAATTAGATACCCTTCCGCCCATTCGCCATTATCAATCCGCTTTCCACGGCATAAATATCTATTCTCCATCACGTTCCACCTTTTTTCCTTTGCAAAATCCTCTATGTTCATGCACGGAGAAAGAAATACTTCCGGTCTGCTTCATGTAAGTCAATTTTTCTCCGGTCAACTCACATTTATGTTTACGTTCATTCAAATACTGACATCTTCCATCACAATACATCGCTTTCCCCCTCCATTTCTTTCAACTTGGCTTCGGCTTCCTCGTATGTAAGAAAAACAGTTTTACCTATCTCACTTACCGGAAACTCTGGCGTATCTTCACCATATCCGCCCCAGAGTTCTGAATGGTTTGAATGATAAGAAGCTCGGATATACAACACATCATCCTCATATTCAAAACCATACACTTTTCTCACATCAATGATGTCTTCCGGTGTCTCCCCGGCTCCTAATCTGTCCTCTACACATTCACGATAAAACTCGTAGAGCTTGTCTCCTTTGTTGCATGGGAAAATAATCATTCTTCCCTGTTCCTCGGCATCCTCATAAGTGGCAAGCTTATCAAGTGCCATTCTGTTATGATGTGCAGTCATTTCACATGGTTCAAGGTGTGCATTACCATTCTCTGCATCCTTAAACCAAACCATATCACTGTTTTTTGAACGTATTGTTAATCTCTCCATGCTATCCCTCACTTTCTGCCTTAAGCCATTGTTCCACCTCTGTAACAGAACACATTGCTACGCCGCCCTCAATGGTCTTTACACTACCCTGCTCATATGTTTCGATTGAGCAAAGGAAATCTAAAAGTTCCTCATCCGTCATGCTCCGGATCCGGTCTGCATTGGTCTGTGGCTTTTCAATATGTGGCTTTTCTGCATCTGTGCTGTACGACTCCGGCAGTGGCATCCAAGCATTTACAAATAATCCATATTTTGCATAGCTTTTGTCATCATCCCCCGGATAAAACGCACCGTTACCATCTTCATCAGTTTCATATCTTCCGATATCTGGAATAGTAAAGTTTTCAAACGATACCAGGATATATTTATCAGTATTAGGAATCTGCTCATCTACTGGAATCCATCCGCTTTCCTGCTCCAAAATCCTGTTGATTTCTTCCTCCGAAACCACTTTTGTTAGTGGAGAATACCCGCAGGCTTCTGTTGCTGCCTCAGATATCCTGTTTTTAATCCTGCTTATTGACATTCTAATCATCGCTTTCTGGTAACATAGCATATTTATAGCTACTCATTTTACCGTCGTATGTGCTCCATGACGTTTTTCCGTAATCCCATGTATAAACCGTTTCATCTTCATATTTTGCAAAATGTTCTTTGCTCCACGCAAAAAGTTCAGAATCTCTGACCAAAATCGGTGTATCGACTGGAACTTCGCTCCAATCAATATACTGGCTGTTCGCCCATTCTTTTGCTTTTTCTCTGCAACGACCAGCATTTCTAATGTCATTATCGCAAAAATCGCATTTATCGCAGACTCCCCTGCATTTTTCCAGTTTCCCATTAATTAACGCAATATTGCATCCATCACACGCAATATTTAAAATCTCTTCCGCATATTTTTCTCTATTCAGCATTTTCCTGCTCCTTTCCGATCCTGTTCACAAGCTGTTCTGACCTCGTATAAGCCTTATCCAACAGTTCCAAGTATTCACTAAAGGAAATCTGCGCCTTTTCGGATAACTCACTCGGATAACGATCTAACAAAGCCTTAATGCACTGTTTCATGTCTCCAAAATATCCGATTGTTCGAACGCTTTCTTTTTCATTGCCGTCCTTATCCTGTCCGGCATATCTCTGTCTCAGGGTGTGATTCAGAGAATCAATCTCCACAAAATATCCATCCTGCAGTTCCACAGCTAACTTTTCCATCAACCAATCCTCCTATATTTCATACGTCTTTCCAATAAACCGCTTATCAATGTACTTACATTCCCATTCCAGTACACTTGCGATCCCTGTCATGGTTTCATATCCGGTAGCAAGGCAGTTAATCAAATATCTGATTCTCTCATAAACCTGTCTGATCTGATTTCCCGAAAATTTAAACTGCGTTTTAAGGCAGACACCCAACATAGCAAAATAATTAAATACCTGTGCCAGTAAAAACTTATTTGCCTGTATCATGCAGTTCGGTGCGATCTTTCTCTCTACCAGATAAAAACTCTCACGATACGGAATCTTATTTGTTTCCTTTCGCACGTCAATCTTGCATTTATCTTTCAGATAAAAACCAAGTTCCTCGCCTGTCGTTCCATCCTTTGCATTCTCCACATATGCATCAATGGTCTGCTCAACCTTTATGATTCTTTTGTGTCCGAATCCGAACTTATCATGCAGTGCCTGATATGCCATCATACGGACGTTATAATAGGATTCCTCTATTAGATAATCCGCATTGCTTTGTGCCTTGGCGTGTCTCTGTATTCCGATCAGTTCACTCTTGGAATATCCAAGTGGCTGCATCCGCTTTTTCTTTCTTGCCAGTGCATTACTCATTTGCTCTTCCATCTCCTCTCTACATCCTCAAAATGGCTAAATACAAGACTTTGAACATATTTTGATATATTTGTCCGTGCATATTTTTTAATTAGCATTTCCCCTGCTTCCATCATTCCTTGGAACCACTCATCTTCGTTATCAGCTTCATAAAACTGCTGCCGGAATTTATAATAGTCATTAAAAAACTGCCATTCTTCGGAACCTTTTTCAAATTTCTTACTTGCCATAATCATTCACCTTTTAATCAAATGGTGTGCTGCCACATACTTCTCGGAAACCGTCTTTCTGTCGCATCCGTGCTTGAATCTGTTCAATGGTTTCGGTTCGCTCAATGAATCTCATGTGATCGCCGTCAAATTGGAGAACTTCTTTTAAATGCGTTCCCTGCCTTTGTTTTTCAATTTTCCATCCCTTATATTTACCATCTTCATCAAGATTCCATAACAAGATAATGTTTGATGCATCCTGCTCAACGTCTCCGGATTCTCTCAATTCTGCCATAGTTGGCTCTTTTGTTTCTCTCATCTCTGATATTCGATTAAGCTGAGACAGTACGATAATTGGCACATGCAGTTCCATAGCCAAGGCTTTGATAGCTTTTGAAATATCTCCGACCTCGGATGCACGGTTACCGAATCTTCGATCAGCCTTGATTAACTGCAAGTAGTCAATCACGATCACATCATATCTTTGGTGCCTGCATTCTGCCCGAATTTCACTTACCGACTTCGCGCCGGTTGAAATAGTGATGCTATACCCGGAAAGTGTTTCATTCGCCTTGTCGAATGCTTCTTTCTCCCCACCAAGAAAAGCCTTTGCCCGGCGAACCCTTGTTAGACCGATTTCAGACATTCGAGAAACGAAACGCTCATACACCTGTGATTCGTTCATTTCAAGGTTATAGTAGCCAATGTTGTAATCCTTTTCTGCCATCTGTCCGATCATTTGCGTAACGATTGCAGATTTTCCAACTCCCGGTCTTGCGCCAATTACAGTAACGTCTCCGCCTTCCAAGCCGCCAAGGCAATCATCTGTTCGATAAAATCCAGTTTTTATCAATCCCTCGCCTACATGCTCATTGAAATAATTCCCTTTATTTTCTGCAACAATCTGCTTCATAGTTTTTGAGTGAACGGTTTTGTTTTCTTGGATTTCTTCGAGTTTCGTGAGAACTTCGGCTATAGAGTTATCAATATCGCATGGTCTAAGGCTTACTTCTTGAAAAATTTTTTTTGTTTCTCTTGCTCGCCAATCTTTAACAACTGCATCCGCATAACTTTTTATTGCCGTTGAGACTGGGGTAACAGATATGCATTCTTTCAATTCGCTTGCAATTATTTCCGGCTCCCATTTGTGGTTTTCAAGTGACTGAGACAGTGAAACGACATTAATGTTTTCTCCACGATCATACATGGCAAGCATTTCAGCAAAAGCATCTTGACAAAATTCAGAGCTGAACATTTCCGGCTTCAATTTGTTGTAAATCTTGTACATGGAATCATTGTCAATCAATACACATCCGATCACTCCAATTTCTGCTTCTGTCAACTGTCCTCACCTTGCTTTCGTTTCTCTACTTGGCGAATCCAGTAATCGCAATCCTCTTTCAGCCAGTCTCCGTATTTTGGTATGTAGCGATAATTCGTATCATCCGGATTCTTCTCTATATAGTCAGTAACATATGCCACTGTAGCCTCATATATCAGCTTTGCAACGGCTTTTCTGTTCGGTTCGATAACTTCTAAAAGCTTGTCCATCCATGCTACCTTGGCAGACGTTAACGACGTTTTCTTTGGATATGCATTGATCGTGTATTCCCATCCCCATTCCGCGTCAAAGTCCAAATCAGATGCATGCACGCTTTCTTTTGTATTTTCTTTCTCTATCTCTATATCTGTATCTATATCTTTCTCTATATCTATCTCTACATTGCAATTTTGTTGCAAAATGTTGCACTCCGTTGCTCCACTGTTGCATTGCAACGTTTTTTGTGCATTTTCCCTAGATTTACGACTTCTACGAGTGCTTGCCGTCTCGCTTCCTAGGTTATCTTGCACAAAAGGCATAAGATACTCGATATTGTCGGCTGTCTGGATCAATCCGCAGGAAAGAAGATACTGAATCGTAACTTGAACATTGATTTCGTCCTCGTCAATATCAAGGGCGATCTCTTTGTAAAATTCATCTTCCAATCCGGAATATTCCAGATAGCCACCTTTTTTCAACGACAACAACTGCATCTTAAGATAGATGATCGTATATGTATCGCCACCAGCCATCTTTCGGAGTTTTTTGATTCGCTTGCTGTCAAAGAAATCATCCATCAGTTTAAGCCAGTAATACCGCTTATTCTCCGCCATTTTCACTACCTCCAAGCAATTCAATAACCTTTGCCCCAGCATCTTCCGGGCGGCAAAATACGAACTCCACGCCATACTTAAGTTGCATTGTAAGCATAGCTCTTGCCAGTGTTTCACCGGATGTCGGCTTTGCTTTCGGCAACAGCTTATTCAGCCATTTTCCTTGACTGTGCATAAATGCAATCTTGTTATATCTGTGAAGTCTCGGATTTTGCCATTTAAAGACGTCCTGCACGCATTTAATGCCGTCCGTATTCTCTACAAGCACATACAGCTTAATACCGTTATTCTGTGCTAAAATGCACTCATCACGGAATCTCTGATGTTCTTTTCCACAGATATTCCCTGCAATTTCCTGCATGTCCTTTTTCGTGTCAACGGAAACATCATATGTGCCAAGAAAATCCATCTTTTTAAGTTCCATCTTTCGCGCTGTCTTGCGCTTAATCACATCCATTACCTTATCCGTGGCAATTATGTAATCTCCAACCGGTAATGGTGCACGCAAGACTTCCATATCGTGGCTTTTGAAATATCTATTCTTAAGGATATGTAAGCCCTCTTTCTGTCCTTTATCCTCAATTATTAACACGTATTCTCCTTTCTGGCGGTCACTTTTAGCAACCGCCAAAGATATCTCATGGCTTTTGATAAAATGTTTGTGATATATTAAATTCCTTGCCAAAATTTCAGATACCGCATGAATGGGTTTCTTTTAGGCTTTCGCCAAGGTGTTGCAACCATCAGAACGGACAAAGGTTCATATCAACTTCCAATCCTTTTTCTGCAATATAAACATCTGCTCCGTATTTAATTGTTTCTTCTGTCTTTTGTTTGAATAGTGCGGGATCTCCGCTTTTATCTGATAAGTGTATTAGAACGACATTTCTCAATGCCGGGTTATCGTTAGTAGAAATAAATTTAAGTGCCGTATCAAGACTCATGTGACCTCGTAGGCGGTGTTCGTAGTTTGGCTCGTCCCGGTCTACAAACTGCATATCGTAATTGCTCTCAACCATAAAATGATTGACATTTTTGAATCGGTATTTGATGTACTCGGTATCAGATGCATACACCAAACTACCCATTTCTGGATGCGTAATGTAAAAGCCATAGCAAGGAACATCGTGTACTAATGGAAAAATTTTAATTCTGAATTTCCCCATAGAAACAAGATAATACTTCATTTTATCGGCATCATATTCGGGAATTCCTGTACCAAAGCAAGCCGAATTGATTCCTGCATTTTTATATTGCTCGAAATATTTATAATGGTCTCCATGTTCATGGCTGGAAATCATGCCGACTATCTTCATTACATTGAAATTCAAGGCTTTCTTGACTTCCATGAATGGCAACCCAGCTTCGATTATCAAGGCTTCGTTTTCATTCTCCAAAATATAGCAGTTGCCGGATGAACCGGAACCTAGGACTTTAAGCTTTATTTTCAATCACTCCCTTCGCTTTCTCGATAATCTCATCATCAAAATTCGCTAGAACTTTTCTGTAACTTTGCTTTTCAAATATTCCTCTCATTTTTCTTTCATTCGGATTATGACAAAAAACCTTGAAAAAATTATCAATATTGGATTGATGTTTAATTCGCTCAATCTCTGGAAGCCGTACCTCAAACTGTTCGTTACCAAAAACATCTACGCCCTGTTTGACAATGCAGTCCGTAATCTCGTAATCAATACGGTTCACAGCTTTGGGTTTTTCCAATATCCACATTTCCCTAGTAAATTCCGCATCCGGCACATATTTCTGAACTTCATCATTGCTCATGACCTTGTCAGCTTTCAGATAGTAGCAATGGATGATTACCGGCAAGCCAAGCGATTTCATATTCCGTACCACTAACCCGGCTTGCGGTATTGCGTTCAAGGCTTCAATTATGCTTGGTGCTACACATATCCGTTTAATCGTGTCGTTTTCGCCCTCACACCGCTGTTTTGGAACTCTTGGAATAAACTCATCCACCAAGTCAAATGAAACGTGAATCATAGCCTACTCCAATTCTTCCTCTGTTGGGAACTGAAAGACACCTCCAATAACAGCTTTAGTCATTTTATCATTCGGAATATAAATAGCTTTTTCTTTGTCGAACATCGCTATATTACGGCATGCATACGCATATTGCAGGTCTTCCATAGCTTTCCGCGCTTTTTCTTCCGTAGAGTACACGGCTAATTCAGTATCGTCCGCTATCGTTTTCTTATTTGTAAAGCTCTTGTTAATGAAAAATATACTGGTTCTGTATCTGCTTATAATAACTTGTTCATATGGAACATCAAGCGTTCCGTCCTGTGATATAACTCTCATGCATCCACCTCCTAATCTTTCATAAAGTCTGGCACGTTCTCGTCATTCTCAACGACTTCTCCGGCTACTTTCTCTGGCTGTGATTCAACTACTTCGCTCCCGGTCTCAATAGCTTCGGATTCAGCTACGACAAATGGCTCTGAATTGGCATTTTCGGAAATATCACGCTTGACCTGTTCCTGCAAATCTTCCATCGGATATTCCTTGAAGTCGTTGTCCTGTATTTCCTCTTTCGTATACAATCCCATTGTCAGCTCCGGGCAATTCAGACTGGAGAAGAAAGATGCGGCGCGATACCGAAGCATTAACTGCGGCATGGTTTTCCATTTGCTACCGTTCTTGCCAAGCCAACCCTCATCTTTTGCCATATCCATATTTACTTCCATGCCCTCAACCCTGCGACCATTTTTCATAGTCCAAGCCGTGCATGAGAATGGCTTGCCGTTCTTGTCCTTTGCTTCGTCAAACTGCAATTCCATATCAAATTTTTCGGAGTTATTGATTGCGGCAATCAGAAATTTACTGCTCCAACTCGGTCTGCCCTGAATAACATACAGATTCTGCATGACCATAAGTGGACTAACTCTTAACCGCTGTGCCTGTTCAATGGCAATCAGACAGTTCGCATCGTTCTTCTGGAATGTCTGCGGAACGATTGTGGAACTTGCCAGTGCCTTTGCCATCTGCATTGCCATGATGAAATTATCTGATGTTCCGAAAATTCCAAGACTGTAATCTGTAACTTTGTTGCTGTGCGCAACCTCTTTCTTTTCCTCTGCCTTTGCTACTGCTGTGTTCTCTGCCATAATTATTTTTCCTCGCTTTCTTTCCTTATTGCTTTTTTAAATGCTCCATTTTTAAGAAATTTCAAAACAAGATTGAGTTGCATATTCTTGAAAACCTCTATGTGCTTTGTACTGTGATACCACATTACCCATTCCTGTTTCAAAAGTTCCTCAATGCTTGTAATCTGCTCACCCTCTGCGAATTTTCGCTGACTCAAAAGGTATTCCCTGTGTTTTTGAATTTTCTCGCATTTTGTACACTCTTCGGAAGAATACCTTGAACAATGCTTTCCATTAAGGTTTAAAGACAATGCACAATATCTACATGGATTAACTCTCATCATCACCACCGCTTTCCAGTTCCTCATATTTCTTCACAACCGCCACCTTATCAGCACCATAGGTTTCCACCCATTTCATATCCACTGATTCATCTGTAACTGTCAGCTTTGCACCATTGGCATTTACAACCGTGTCACCGGCTTTCACAGAATCCTCGGTGCGGTATGTATAACTTCTGGTGCTGTTTGGAAATTTTGCTTTGATATAGTTCATTCTGATACCTCCCCAAATTAATCTTCCGGTTGCTCAAAGGAAACATTTATTGGCATATTCCAAGAGGATTCTGCAATATCAGAAAGCGATTTCAAAAATGATGCTGCAATGCTTTCTTTAAAATTTGTACTCTGCAACTGTTTTCTGATTTCTTTTGCAAATTCTTCTCTGTTTTCATTGATATACTTTTCAATTTCTTCTTTTACTGTTTTTTCAATAGTATTTTTTGCAAGCCAATCAAAGTATGGTATCGCACGCCAAGAATCCTTTTTCACGAACTCGCCCGTGCTGTCCACATACTTATTTGTCATCTCCTGAATAGCATCACGAACTACAACTTCCGGATTTCCCAACGCTTTTACAATTCCTGCATTTACTTCTTCTCTAACTGCCGCTTTAATAACTTCATCACTAATGTTCAAACTCATCATATTAGCCATTTATTTTTCCTCTCTTTCCTTTATTTCTCGCGTCTTTCTCGCAATACGGAAGAGAACAATGCCCGTATTCCGCAAAATCAAAGAATCCTCTCTTACTTGCACTCTTCCAACGCTTACATGACATACACCTTGCATCCGGCTGTGTGACGTTGTTCCCAATTCCTACTCTTGACATTTACGCTCCCTCGACTTTCAACTGCTTGTCCTCTGAAACGCTCAAAAGAATTAACTGTGCATCCATATCTGGCACATTGAACTCATTCAGCGATTCTGCGTTATCTACGAAAATCGGTACGCTTACACCGTATAACTCACTAAGCGAACGGATAATATCAAGTCCGGCTACGATTCTATGACCGCTGTTCAAGGTTGAATACGGAACGCCATTTACAGTACACTCACAGCAATCTTTCATTCCCCCATTCAACTGCATTTCAAAGAGTTTGAAGTTTACTGTCTTGAAATGGCTGTTGATGGAATATGAAATCTTATCCAGTTTGAACCGGATAAATTCTTCCAAGAGGTAAAGCATCTGTTCCTGATCTGCAACTTTCTGACCGATTTCTTTCTGCTGTTCCTGTAGCTCTGCAATTCGCTCGTCAATCTCGACATTCATAGATGCCTTGGCAATAATGGCATTTGCTTCATCGATCCGTGCCTGCAAATCAGATTTCTCGGCTTTCAATTCATCAACAACACTGTCCGCCCCCTCTGATTCTAACTTTTCGATTTTGGCAAGGACTTCATCATGTTCAGCTTTCAGCTTTGCATATTCCTCATTCTGTGAATAATCGGCTTCTTCTGGCAACTGCGATAACTTCTTGGAAAGTTCCTCTTTCAGCGCAAGTGTTTCCTGCTCCTGCTTCTTTAAAGATTCAATAGACTGCTGCAACTCTGCATTCTTTTCCGTCAATTCCGCGATTAAGTTTTTCTTTTCCGTTCCAAGAGTAATCAAGCGGTTCAGTTCTGTCTTTTTATCCGCTTCAAAACTTGCCTTGTCAGCTTTCAGCTTTTCTTCTGCATCTGCTTTAGCATTGGCTTTTCTTGTTTCAAAGTCTGCCTTAATCTGCTCGATTTTATCGTCCGGCAGTTTCTGTCCGCACAAAGAGCAAACAGTCGTAGAATCGTCAAATACCCACTTTGATTCATCGAACTGATATGGTGCTTCATCAAACGCCTTGGCTTTCTCTGCATTGTATTTCACACCCAGAGCCTTACGTTCAGCATCGGCATTAGAAATAGCCTTTTCGTTATCCATGATCTGATTCTCTGTGCCCTGAATCTTCTGGTGTAAATCATCAATCTTTCCGTCAGTATCAAAGATGGCATCATCCAGTTTTCTGCGCTTCGCGGACAACTCTCCGCTCATGGTCTGCGTGATTCCTGACATATCGAACTGCAACTGCATTTCTCTGCTTCTCAAATCCCCAATGGCACTTCCGGAATTTGCAATCTTGCCGTCTATCTCCGCAATCTTTCTTGTCAGATCAGCCTTGACAAGCTCCTGATCTGCCACATCAATAACAACCTTAGATTTCTCTGCTTCATCAATACGGACCGGAATTTCAGCCTGCTTCTTTTTCCACTCTGTAAGAGCTTTTGAAAACTTAGAGCGAATATCATCCGTAGACGGTGCTTTCTCCAATTCATCAAACAACGGTGCATACTTGGCATCTGTCTTTGCCAACTCCACATCTGAAAAATCAGAAATAAGTTTCATCAGAATATCTCTCTGGTCTTTCCATTTCAGAGAAGAAAAATACTGCGGATTGGTCAGCATCTTAAACATTTCCTCGCTCTGCGCAAGACCGGAAACATAATCCTTGAAATCAGCTTCACTCTTTGGATAACCGTCAATTTCAAATGAATTGACATTTCCCTGCAAAGTCACGGTATCGGTGCCACGCTTCTTTACCCAGTTCTGCTTCTGAATCTTTGAAAGTTCCATTTCCTTGCCATCTACATCCAGAACCGCTACAACCTTAATCTCCACGTTATCAATGCGGTGTCCGTCCTTATCCAATGGTCTCACATTGAATTTTTCCTCGCCTGCACTGTTCTTATTGAAAAGTAACCAGGTAAATGCATCAAAGATGGTTGTCTTTCCTGCGGCGTTCTGCCCTTTGACCTTGGTTTTATTTGAAAATTTAACATCAAGGTTTCTAATTCCTTTGAAATTCTCCAAATGGAGCGATTTTAAAATCATTTTCATTCTGCTTCACGCTCCTTTTTCTCTCTATATTTCTGAAATGCCGCATCAAGAAGTGTTTTATCTTCAACATATCCGAGCGCAGTTTCAATCAGCTCTGAATTGATTGATGTTGACTTTGAACCAAGCAGCTCAACATCTTTTCTGTGCTCGTTTGCTATCAGTCTGCAAGCTGTATGTAACTTTTCCCTGCTTGCGATCAAATCTGCATATTCCTCTACCGGAATTGTAATCATATTCTCTGCCATATTATTTTCCCTCCAATACATCTATTTTGCTTACAGACACCTCGTAGGCTGTCCGCTGTTCCTCTGTTCCATCTTCATATTTCTTGATGTACCCACGACTCTGAATACGTCCAATACATTGCACATGAGTCCCAACCGGAAACGTAGATGCAAATCTCGCATTCCTACCCCAGCAGATACATGGGATATAATCTGATTTTCCGTAGGAGCGGTTGACTGCGATCAAAACATCTGCAACCTCACGTCCAAGCGGTGTTTTCCGGTAAACAACATCTTTGCAGATGAACCCATCAAGCATGATTTTATTTTCGTCCTCATACTCATCAGTGATTATTTCAATATCACGAACAAAAACAGACAATATTAAACGATTTTTGCTCTTTTCGTGCAGATTAAAAGAACGTAATTGACCGGAAACGTTTATCACAGTTCCAATGTATTCCTTACTCACGTCAAATAATCTTTCTGAAATTGTCAGTGGAATCACATCTGCAATATCGCTTTTTCTGTTCACATCAAGAAACAGGTTGTAAAACTGTTCTCCATATACCTCATGGCTATATTCCGGTTCTGAAACAATTTTCCCGGTAAGTAAAACATTATTGTTTTTCATTTTTTCATCCATATTTGATTTTCCTCTTTTCTCGTGCTAAAATAGGCGCAAATAGCTTATGCTATTGCTTGAACTGGAATCATTCTGCTTTGGTCGGTTGGGATGATTCCTTTTCTTTTTCTTTGCTGTAATCTGTGTCAAATGTGATATAGGTAATACCGTCATCGTCATCAGACTCACTTCTGTAATCGTAATCTACGATCTCTTCTGTATACTCCTGCCACTCCCCATCTATTTTTGTTCCTATATAAATAAGAAGCAATCCAATCAATACAGGTATGGCAGTAACCGGATACTCCGTTGCGTCAATGCAGATGCAAAACAGAAAAACAACGGTGCCGATCATTTCAATTATCTTTGCTAACTTTTTCATTCTTTTCCGACTCCGTATCTGATTGCCATTTCTTTTACAATGGCTGTATATCCCTCAATCAGTTTCTTATCCTCTGCAATAATATCCACGTAGGATAATTTGTCTCTTGCTGATTTACAGATGCCCTCGTCAGCCATTCTTCTGCGCTTATTGGTTAAGCGCTGTTTCAGATTTACACCCATTCGCTTTGACAACAGTTCGTAGCTTTCGGCTCTTACTTGGCTGTATGCCTGTCCACCGCCAAGTTCCATGCTGATTTTTCTTAAAATATTTCCAGTATCATCACGCCATGATGTTGTATCGAGTGCAACCACTTCTCGGATGCTCTCAACTCTTTGTTCCACATGGTTTAACTGCTCTGCCTGCCGTTTCTGTTCTAACTGCTGTTCTGCTACAGAATTGAAAATCTTCTGGAACATCTGCAACTCTGGTGATAACTGATTGAGGTCGATTACCTTTTGTTTCACACGCTCTTCCAAGGTCGTGAAATAATCTCGTGCCTCTTCTGCTTTCGCTCCGTTTCCTTTCATGGAAAGTTTCTTTGCAAAATGGGCTGTGAGTTTGTAATCCTGCGTTTTGTTACCCTCGACATTGATGTCGAACCCCCAGTAATCCTCATTTTCAGTGGCAAATTCATTATCAACAATGTTTGATTTCGCCCATCTTGAAAACTGTCCCTGTGCCAATTCCAAGAACGCATACAGCTTTCTTGCAGTGGTCATTCCGTTTTCATCGACACCAAGTGCAATCTCAATCGGTGTCTGCATTTTTGCTTGTTTTAACTCTTCCGTTTCCTCCAACTCCTTTCCGTGTTATAATTCCCTTATCATCAAATAAGGGAGGTGCTACAATGATTGAAAAGACAATTCATGACTTAGCTGTCGCATATGCCAGTTCAAAACTTTCAGAATATCAAATTGACAAACGTGAAGCTCCGCTTTGTGGAAATACCGAAATGTCATCCGAAGAAGTTCTGTATTTAAAAGCGGCATACGATTTTGCTGTCAAAAATCTTTCGGAGTAGGTTCGTACCTTTCTCCAACCATTGCATGAGAAACAGCTTCTTTTATCACTTCATGCTGTTTCTCCTCTGAAACAGACTGCTCAATGCGTTTTAGTGTACCGTCAATACTCTTTAACGTATTGAGCATTTCTTTTAAAATTCTCACTGCATTTCTCCTTTCTCATTATTTTTAGGGCAAGCCTGTTCGTTAGCTAAAATCATTCCCTCTGCGACTCCGAGAACGTAGCTCTGTTTCTCTTTATCAAGTTTTGGAATTGCTTTTGAAATCCTAACAATTAGGTCTTTTTCCTTTTCGCTCATTTGGTTCACTTCCTTTCTTGTTGACTTTGTAAGCATACAATATCATACAATGTAATCAATGTCAATACCTTTTTGTTGACATTGTTAGCAATTAGTGATATATTATTTTTTGCAGGAAGGAGGTGCTTGATAAAATGAAAGAACGTATAAAATTTTTACGTGAAAAACTAGGGAAAAGCCAAGAAGAATTTGGCAAGGAACTTGGATTATCAAGAAATTACATTTCTTTAGTAGAAAATGGTCAAAGAAATTTATCAGACCAGTCCTTAAAGGTTCTTTGCTCTTTGTATTCGGTAAATGAAGAATGGGTTCGGACCGGAAAAGGAAATATGGAAAAATCCAGAACAAAAAATCAAGAAGTTTTTGATTTTGCAAATAAAGTGATGGATTTGCCAGACAAAAAATTTAAGAAACGCTTTATAGAAGCATTGGCGAAGCTCGATGAAAGAGATTGGGAATGCCTAGAAAAAATTGTATTAGAAATAACAAAAGAGGGCTAATCGCCCTCTTTTGTTATATTTATTACTGCCTTTAGTATTTGACTTAAAATCCAAGTATCGTCAATTTCAGATATTTTTTTTATTAGCTCTTTTTTGTAGTTCTCATTTACTTCGTTTTCCCCCATATTGATTTCCTCCAATCATTCCGCACTTCTGATAGCGATAAACAAATTATAGAACTTATGTTCGATACCGTCAACCCCATTTGACAAATTGCTACAAATTACAAACTAGTTTGTAGTTGAGGGACAAGAAAACGCCTTATCCCGCCCCTCAGCCAGAACTTGAAGTGCCCTTATCGGACAATTTTATTTTACAAATTTTTCCACCATTATTCAAACCATTTCGGTCGCAAGTTTCGACAGGTAAATTTCTTATTGTCGCAGAATGTCGATTGATTAGTTTAAATTTTGTTAAAAAAATTAATTACTGGTTGAAAATTATGCATCTGCCAGTTATCTGTGATGAATTTTAAGTGCATAATTTTCCTTTCTGCCCGTAGGCTTGTTATTTAAAAGAGCCGGCTACACAACACATGGTCATGTAATCGGCTCTTAGGCTCTTGATTTTATTATATTTAATTTTTAATGCAGTTTTTTTACAGCTTAGGTGCGATCTTTACCATATTTAACCATTCCTGCACATTAAGATTTGAACCTGAGTTCTGATAAGTACTGAGTGTACCAGTCTGTCCCGGTCCGAAAGTGCCACCACTCGTTACCTGTAAAGTTGATGCACCGCCGGATACCGCAGGAACTCTGACTCGTCCCATGACATAGTTAGATGTTGTATTTGTTATAAAAACTTCACGAAACCCATTTGCGTTTGAACTGAAAGTGACAAGACCTGTAATAAGATAATACCCATCATCCGGGACAGTGAAATACTGCACGACAGGAGTTTGGTCATTATAATTTGTTGCAGTATTGGATAAGGCAGATACATTATTTTTGGCATCTGACTTTTTTAAATATGTGTCTGGAATGTTATTACCATCATAATCTGCACTAGCACGGGCAACTCGTACGCCAGGATAAGTATCATTCTGCTCGTTGTGTGCAATGAGATCTATCATATTATCATTATTAATATTAAACATTGGCATAAGCGAACCCATAATTCCAGACCAGTCGCTTTTCATTATTTTAATAAAATACTTATTTGCTAAACCGCTGTTTAACGATGATATCGCCCCGGTACAAGTGCCATTCCCAATCTTAGAAATGTCTGTCGTTCCAAGCATTTTATAGAGATACCGCACATTCTTGAACATCTGTGACACCTTTGCAAAAATTGAAGAGTGTTTTTCGCCGCTTGATAATTTTGATACAGTCGTCCACGCTGACGCTGATCCGTCTGCCACATCACTACTCGTAAAAGTTGCTGTATTCTCTGCTGTATCTCCACCGGTTGCCACTGCACCGACGTTTTCTGCTGTGAGTTCTACATTGCCCCTACGGAAAGAATCTTCATTTACACCTTTGATTCCGGTAACTGGATTTCCGGCCAGCACGTCCCACTTTTCATCTGATGTTTTATAAATATTGGCACCTGCCGGAATTACATTCCCGGCTCCCTCTTTAAAATCATCCGTGGTTGTAAATTCGTCTGAAATATTGAACATCCACCCTGTGCTAACATCCGCAAGTGCCGGAAGATCTGCAAATGCAACTGTTCCGTGTGGCTGCAATCCACCTTTAAGTCCCTCTGATATGTCTTTTGCCTGCTGATAGTAATACTTGGCATTGTCAGAATCCTCGCCCTCTCTGCTTCCTGTACCACCAACAGCATAACTCTGTGCCTTGGTTGCACTTTCTTCTGCAGATTCCGCTTTACCGATGATCTCCGCAGCCTTTTGAGTTGCAATATCTGCTTTTTCGGCTGCTGTATCAGCTGACTGACTGGCGGACGATGCTTTCTCCGTGGCTGTGGCGGATGATTCACTGGCGGATGTCTCACTGACTTTTGCGTTGCTTTCGGATGCCGCTGCCGCCGTAGCTGACTTCGCTGCCGCTGTCTCGGACGCCTTGGCATTGTCCTCTGATTTTTTTGCCGCTGTTTCACTGGCTTTTGCGGCATTCTCACTTGCTTTGGCGTTTATTTCAGACATTGCCGCTGCCTGCTGGCTTGACTCTGCCTTTGCCACTTCCACTTTGATTTTCGCAAGATAGTTTGGCTCCAAGTGTTTTTCCTCGATGCTACCCTCTTTGACGATGGCAGACACTTTTCCATCCTTATCAATATAAAAAGCTACCGTATCAGAATCAAGGAACTCATACTGTGTAATCAGTGCCGACAGGTCTATGTACTGCTTCGTACCATCGATCAGAGTCAAAATAATCTGCTGTGTAGTCGGGTTATAATCGAAGTTGATCGCGATCTTCTCCATCTGCGTATCGATCATAACTTTGGAACCGTTCTTTTTCGTGATTGTGATAATTCCCGTCGATTCCTCGAATGTCACGTCTGCAACAAGAGTTGCTACCTCTGTTTTCGTGGCTTTTGTGGTATCAAGAGTGATTACACGATCATCAATAACGCCAATAGCTGCGTCCATTTTGTTAAGATTGCTTTCATTAAGCGGTGTTTCATCACTCGGGTAATTCTCCCAATTAATAGCACTATGCGCTTTGTTCATGGTCCTCACTCTCCCTTTCCTTTGCAAGCTTCATCTGCTCCCGTTCGGCTATAACATGTCTGTTTGCTTCTTCCTTAATCTGCTGCAGAATATCCTTAAACACCAGGTACTTAGCTTCGATTGGAACATCCTCGCACAAATTTACATAATTGATAATGTCGTTTTCAAATTCCCGGATTTTTGCATTTATCATAGATTTTCCACCTTTTCCTTTAACTGTTCTATCTCTTCATGCTGCAACTGCACTGTGGCAACCAGATCAGCGATCAGCTCTGTATAATTCAGTCCGTAATACTTTTCTCCGTTACCGTTTGAGAAAATTTGAGGGCAAATATTCCATCCTTCTTCCACACTTTCCAAAACATCCTGTGCTATAAAGCCATGATGAAATCCATCCTTTTCGAAATTATAACGATACGATTTTGCTCTTAAAGAATAAATAAACTCAGATGATTGCTTTTTGCTTAAATCTAAAATTGTGTTTTTTATTCTTTTGTCAGATCCATTAATTACTCCACCTCTGAATCCACCTACTCCGGTATCTCCGTCTAAATGGATCATCATGTGGTCATTATCGTTTGCGCCTTTATGCAATGAAACCTGATTATATTGAACCGTACATTTATGAACAGGACTTTCAAGCGTCCCTTCCACTGTTCGAAATCCATCCGTTCCCATCTGTACAAGTGTTCCACTGCGTTTAAATTCAATAAGGTTTTCTGCAGACTCTTCCGTTTGAATATGCATATATCCCCCGGTCATTTCCATAGAACCTTTTAATTCAAGCAGTTTTGCTTTAATTTTGATACCCTCGGCTGACTGGTTGATTTCTGAAATGACGCTGTCTTTTGATACTTTCAAGCTGATCTGCTTTGATGACTGCGTAATCGTACTGGACGCACTCGATGAAAGCTGCTTAAATTTCTTTATCAGAGTCCATTTGTATTTTCCACTGCTTATTCCACCATCTGGTTCACAACCATAAAACTTTCCAGTATTCTGATCCAAAAAACTGTGTCCAGAATAATACGAAGATGCAGGGTATGTATCTTGTGGATTCCCGAAACCACAATGTGTAACGTCATAATCTTCGGTATCCCATACTGTTAAAGAAGCACTGACTTCTGACCGTATCTTAGTTGAGGTCACCTCTATCTTTCCGGACAAATCGCCCTCTGCTTTGCTTGCTCTCGTAACTTCCGCTGTAATCTTGTCCTCATTAATTTTAATAGCTGCTGCAAGTTCAACTTCCTGCCCCTGTGCTCTTTTTACTTCTGCTGTAATATTATTTGCGTTTTGAGTAATCCGTGATGATAGACCATCGGCTGTGTTTTTCACTTCCGTCCGGATTTCAGTCGCAGTCTGCGTTATCTGTGATATTAATTTCCTCTCTTTATCCTCGATCGTGCTCTGTGTCTTTTCAATCGACCGCTCTAATACATTGCTTTTTCCCTTAAGCTGCAAAATACTTCTCTGTATTCCATTCGCTTTACTCGTCCGGTACTCTTCCCCGTCCGCTTCCAGATCATCCCTTAAAGCCTGTATACCTTTCAAAGTTCTTTTGAAAATATAAGATTCGATCAGTTCGTATTTTGTCGGCAGCCGCACTGCATCACCAACTTCCAGACACGGATTTCCTTTGCAGTCCGCCGTAAACGGGCGGTAAATAATCCCTCTGATCTTAGAAAGAATATTTTTTGCAATTCCTTTCAGCTCTTTTGAACCTTTACCATAGACAAGAAAATTATCCTCGATCACATAGGCATTGTCTCCGGTGCCTACGATCACGCCAATATCATTCTTCTGTTCTCTGATCTGAAGTTTATTAATGGTTTTGACAAGATAATCTTCATAGGTGGCGGTAACATAGAATCCTTTTCCTATCTGCGTACTCTTTGGATTGCGCGGAAACAGATCATCTGCCGGATAAAGGTCATTTCTCGGATATAATCCCTGTATTTCCTGTTCCAGATAAATATAATGAAACTTCCCGTCACGCCCCATGTGCCCCATACAGCCATTGATCTCACAAATACAGGACAACACTTCCTTGCCGCTCATAGATTCGCCTATGGTGCTCGATTCCTCTGTATCAGAACTTGTCTCGCTGGATGCCGTGACTGCAACTGTTTTTTCAATAGACATGCCGTCATTAACCAGTATAATGTCAGCCTGCTCAATCCCGAAGTGCTTAAAAAAGCTGTCCCGGAATTGCTTCATTGTGACCGGATCATAAACTGTAACAGTCGTAGTTTTTCCATCTTTATCTTTCTGCTGCTCTTTATGGGATGGAAATACAGTGTTGTACCATGCTGCCACATCGGCTGTTAAAACATCATACAACGCGTCATAGGCGATAACTTCACGGCATGTTCTATCTGCCGTAGGTGTGTCAGAATCAACCTTGTATCTCCCGAACTGAAACGCCGCATCCGTGTGACCATCAAGTGACATTCTTACTGTCAGCCATTTGCCTTTCATTTGTAGAAATGTGTTTGAGACGGTAAATTTAATCATGGCAGCTTCACACGAACCAAACGTCATTTCCTGTTCTGAACACAAACTTTCAGTCAATTCGAATTTTTCTTGGTGTAGCTCTGTATTTGTGATATTGATTTTTTCGTCATCAGATACGATGGATAACTGCTTATCGACCGTATCTTTTTTGAACAAGTCGCCATATTTATAATTAACCACCGTACACACCCCCTATGAACGCAAACCGGATAGAATTGTAACGAACTATTCCACCATATGTTCCATATATTGTTGGTTGAATATCAGCCATATAGCCATATTGTGTTACATAATCGTCATATTCCGGTATGTATGCCGTGATATAACATGCTCTCCCTGTTGCATTTGTGAACTGGCTTCTGATATTATTTAAAACCTCGTTGAAAGTCTTATTTGTCAGCATTGCCGGTGTCTCAAACTCCACTTTTAAAGCCTTTAATTCCACGGCATTTCTATGCAGATAACCATTGGCATCCGTATAATCATCTAAATCCTGCATATTGACATATGGGCTATATGTCTCCGGTTTCATAAAAGACATTGGAACTGTATAATTTCCAATCTTTAGCAACCAACCGCTGTACGCCATATTTCCACCACCTAACTGTTTGGGTTTGCGGCTGTCTCAAATGACAGTCGGTAAAATTTGTACAAAATAGCACCTACCACCAATTTGATAGATGCCACTTCTTTTTCTTGATCTATTTTGTAATTACTTCGATATTGGGTGATTTAATCACAATTTTCTCCGGTGTGTGAATTACTTCCGTGTTCCCATATGTAATCCTGATTTCTAATTTGTTCATAAAATCCCTCCTAAATTTCATACTCCGGGTATGCTGCTTCCCAAACATCCCTATGGTAGGTATTTACCTCTCCATAATTTGCATCAAAAATCTTTTTCACGCCATATCCAAGTTCAATGCTCTTTTCTTTGAGTTTTCGCCAATTAAATGTTTTCCAGTCCACACCGTTCATTGCTGCAACACGCTTAATAGAATACCAGTCTTTGCTATAGTCAAGTTCCTGCTGCAGCTTTTCATTCTCCTGTTCTGCAATCTGCCTGCGCTCTACTTCATCCGCATATGCCCTTAAAGCGGATGGCAAATCTTTTGGTACTTGTCCTTTTTCCATGTCGTCGAATCGTTTTACGTACCTTGCAGTAAATATTATTCCTTTTTCGCCATTAAATTTATTTGCCAGAAAATCGCAGCCTAACTTCGTTACCTTATAGCATTTATTTTCCTTGCCGCTTGCGTCTTTGTAGGTGGACGGGATGAAATAATCACTGAGAGGAAAATTCCCCCGAGCTAATACCGGGATAATTCCTACTTGTTTTACACTTCCATCTGGTTTTTTAGTTCCTTCTAATTTTTTAAGAATTTCTTTATGTTCCGTCTCCATCATTTCAGCGATTTCAAGCGTTGTTATTGTTTGCGCATCATTCCCGTATTGGATTTTTTCTTTACTTACAAGAGCTGTATATGCCATACTTTCTATCTCCTAAATTTCCGAGCCTTACATTTCGCAAGGCTCAATCTTAAAATTCACGTGCGTTAGGAACAAACCCTAACAGGAGTCGCACGCTATATATTCAATCCATTCAGAATGAATTTTCAAATAAAAAGACCACCAAAGACTGAATTTCTTCAATCTCTGGCGGTCACGAATCCGCACCTATTCCTCATAGGCTTGCAGGACGTTCTAAATTTCTTTAGGTCTTGCCTGCGTGATTTTTAATTATTTTGTATTCTATACCATATGACAAAATCTGTCAATCAAATTCCAACCTCTGCTGCATATTGGCATCGTCAATCTGTTCCTGCAAAAAATACGGCGTCTGATAGGCATTTATCACTTCCACTGCCTTGTCGCACTGGTTACGCTTGATGCTCTTGTAAGACCGAACACCAAAGTTGTATTTCAGATTGGCATACAGATTGTTGTAAACCTTTTGGCGCAATCCACGGTTGCTGTATGCGATTGACTGTTTGCCGCCCATGATTGAAACGCCTTTCTTTCTGACAGCTTCCGTAATGCGGTCGGCTTCCACCGGAAGTATCGGCAAGTCCATCTTAAGGCTTTCCAAATCCGCCTTGATTTCGTCAACCTCTGCTTTCAGTTCCGTGTGCCCCTGTGCAAGCAATGCAATCTTCCCATCCGTGGTTTGCGGCATCATGTATGTACCAGTCTTTCTGATGCTCGGTAAAACTTCATCAAATATCCATTTTTCCAATTTGTCAGCTTTATCTTTTATTTCTTTACTGTTACCCTGTTGACCAGCTTTAATAATCAATCGGTAAATATCTCCTTCCGGAATAAGAGGTTCTGCATATCCACCATTATTTTTAAAGCTATCCTCGACCAGGACACCCTTGCAATTATCCGAAACCGCCTTTCTTGGTCTTTTATACATAAGCATCGAAGCTATATCTACTCCAAAAAAGTATTCTTTTCCGTTTACTATAACCGTTCTCAAATCCCCTAAAATAGGATTGTTAAAAATCTGAATATCGTTCATCAGCAAATCCCCCATTTCTTCTTGAATGAAAGTATCGTGTTCAAAATGAAATGCAAAAATTTTTCGTCCTGTATGCTCTGGATTTCTGTAATTAACTGTTCTTTCATCTCGCACCGCATTTCTTGTCGGATGCAAGGTTACTTGTAAAAATCCACACACATCTTAAAAAGTGTTCGCTAAGTACATTCAGATTTTTGGTAATTTCTTCAATATACATTTCTCTCATAATAATCTACCTTTCTTTCAAAAAATGTTTGATTTCTCCGAAAGAAACTGATATGATAAATTTATCAATTCCTTTCGGATTGGTGTCAGAGTAGTCAATTACCGCCAAGTAATGTTTGACTACTCTTTTTTGTTGTTTTTAATTTCTTTTTCCACTAAACCTATGCCTTTCATAATGGTATCAGTTCTTGTCAATTCCAATTCATCAGCACATTTTTGAATACGATTAGCTTCATCTTTTGTTATTCTGATGTTGAGATTAACATTCCTTGGGTTTTCTTTGTGTGGTCTTCCTGCCGGACTAATAACAATCACTCCTTTCAATTATTGCCCTTGCAATATTTATATTTTTATAATATATGCCCTTGCAATAATTGTCAATACTATTTTGAAATATTTTTCAAAAAAAGAAGCGCATCACTGCGCTCCCTCTTATATACCCGCTTTCCCCAGCCTTTCCCAATCTGCATCCCTAGTACATTCATCCTTTTTCTTCAATAAGTTTTCGTTCTCTTTTTCCAGTTTTTCTATTTTTATTTCCAATTTCTTTTTCTCTTTTTTCAATGCAATATTCTATTTTTCCAAATCGTCCGCACGAATAAGCGCGTTTGACTCCCGATTAAAAAGATCAGTATTGTGCGCCTTTAATGCATCTTTTTCTTTATTTAACTCTCTTATTTCCCATTTGTAATTCTTTTTATCTTGCGTCATCTTAATTTTCAATTCTTCTATCGTTTGATGTGCTTTATTCAACTTCTTTTTGCACTCATTTAGTTCTGATTCAGACTCCCTATTCTCCATCGTAATTCTCCACATATTAAATCCAAATTTATATGAAAGTGTAGCCACAATCATTACATATAATTTTATTTATTTCATATGTTTGATCTTTTCTCAAAATCTTTTCCTTTTTATTTACTAAAGTAAACGGTTTAAATGGATTTAGATTTGCAGTGTATCTTGTCTTTGTTTTGCCTGGTACAAATTTCTGCTCCGTATAATGAGAACAATTTTCGCTCCCACATCTTGGACAGTAAACCTCTTTTTTTTCTCCGAATAAAGTATATTTATATATACCATTAAATCCCGTGTTTTGAGATCTTTCAACAGAATTTCTTAAGAATAATTTTCCAACACCTGTAATCTCTGGCTCTTTTGGGCGTTCCCACCCTCTATCATTTTCGTTTTCTTGTTCGTATGATTTATAAAATTCACTTTTCCCCGCAGACATTTCATTGTTTTCGTGTTGTTTCAACGGAAAACCGCAATTGATACACATTTCTGCTTTGTCTGAAATTTCTTTTCCACATTCAGGACATTTAATCAACGCCATGTGTTACCCTCCCACCACTTGTAATAAAATAATTCTACCACAAGTGGCAGTTTTTGTCACTACTGTGCATTAGAACTTTATCCCCAAACAGGATCAAATGCTGAACTGTCTCCGTATCTTCGTTTTGCCTCGCCCTTGTAAACTGTTCTGGCGGCATTGAATAATCATTATCGCTTAATATCCCACTTGTTCAGCCGCATATTGTGCTTCTTCATCGGTAAATTTTACATATTTTAATTGGTCTATAAGTCCCTGCTTTGAAAATGATGTCAAATCTAAATAACTCTTTGCTTTTTTCACAGCTTCTTTTTTCCAGTCAGCACCGCAATTATCTGCCGCGTACACTGCTTCTTCATGTGTATACTGTTCGTATTCTAACTGTTCAATCATCCCTTGATATGAAAAACCTGCTAAATCAAGATATCTCTTTGCTTGTTTCAAGGCATTTTGCTGCCCAAGCGTTATTTGTTCACTTTCTTGTATCTCTTCCGATGTATCAGTTGTTTCACCAATTCCATATTTCGAATATAGATTTTCTGTTTGTACAATCATTTCCGATGCTTTACCGCTAAATTCATCTGGAATCTTAAAATGGTCAATTTTTTCGTTTATTGTATCTTTTACAATTTTCCCATTTTCTACAATATAAGAATACTCTTCGTCTCCTATGTACCCTACATAAGAAACTGATAATCCAAGTTCTTGTGGACGCTTGCATATGCAATAGCAGTCAAAATACATAACATAAATATTATCATAATGACCATATGCACCTACGCAGTATTTATTCCCGTCTTCAAATATTCCAACAAAATTATTGTTTTTATCGTCATATTCAAAGTTAGCCCCCTCAACCCCGGCTTTTACTTCGTTTTGTTCTGTTTCTTTTGTTAAATTCTGATCTCTATCATTATTTTCTTCTTTGCTTTGATGCTCGCTATAATATTCTTCCGTTTTTTCGCTTTCAACGGTTGAATATTCGTTATCAAGATTTCCGCTACACCCTATAAGCACCTCGGTAGCCATTGCCAAAAATACTATCCCCCACTTTTTCATGAACTCCCTCCCATTTGTAATATGTTATACAAACCATACCACAAACGAAAGAGAGTTGCAATTAAAATATAGGAACTGGATTTCTCTGCGTTCTATTTGCTTCCTGTCTCCATTTTTTTACTGTCCCTTGATACGCTTTATCTGAATCAAGAACCGCCGTAATATCTGCTTTTTCAAGTTTTGATACAATGACGTCTCCCAGTTTATCGTAATCAATAGCGCTTGACATTGCTATCTGCATTTCTTTTCCAATAGTACTTTCAATGCTACCGGAATTGTATTTTATAGATGCGTTTACGTTGTCAGTTATGCTTCTATTGTACTTATATACAACTTCCGGCGCTGCTTTTAACCCTGCCAATCCAAAACTGTCCTTAATTCCCTCGGACCAGTTTTTTATCTCCTTAAATGTACTTTTAGATCCATCAGAAATACCATTATTAAATCCTTCTACCGTAAATCCTGCAAATTCTTTAAACACTCTTGATGGCGAATGTATGCCCATCAAATTTGTAAACCAAGAACTGATATTGGATACCCAACTGGAAATAACTCCGTACGTGGTGTTCTGGTTTCCGGAAACTCCGCCATTGAATCCCTCTACAGTATATTTACCATAGTCAGAAAATACTGTGGATGGTGAATGTATTCCCATATTGGTTGTAAATGGCTGTTTAATGTTGTTCTCAAGATATGTGAGCATGGCATCATTTGTTGTGTTCGAATTTTCTGAAATACCATTATTATATCCATCTATCGTATTTTTCGCCCATCCTCTTCCCATACCAGAAAGCATGGCATCTTTTAAACTTCCTTTTTGTGTAATTGCTCCTGTTACTGTGTCTACAGCACTTTGAGATTGAGCAACACCGCCATCTGCAAGTCCATTTACGACAACTTTTCCACCCGCTACTGCTACATCATATCCTCTTCCGTTATACCATGTTGTTATTGCTTCTTCTAATGCACTAGTCATTGTCGGTATGGCTTCTGCTGTACCGGCTACTCCGCCAATTCCAAACTGAACAACACCTTTTTCTCCAAGATTATACATATCCTGATCGGTCGTTCCATAAGCGTCAATAATTGTTTGATAAAGTTCTACTGCTTCTTCTCCAACTACCTGCTTGCCATTAACGAACACTCCGCCAAGATCATCTATTGCTTCTACAGCATTCTTAGCAATGACGCCAAAATTAATCTTTTTTATCGCTTGTTGTAATAAATTGTATTCATTAGTATGCTGTTCCAATAACTCATTTGCCGAATTATATTGTGACGTTGCTTTTGCAACCTCATCTCTAAGTGTCTTTTGTGTTTCTGTTATTTTTGTCTGTTCATCTTCCAGAAAAACCATTTGCTTTACGAGTTCATCATGTGCATCACCTGCATTTTTAGCTTCTATGCCATTTGCTTTTAATGCATCTGTATTTCGTTTCCACCAGTCATTTAAGTCCTCGGTTGCACCTATATCGGATAAGATTTCGTTTAGTTTATCCAACGCTTCTGCGTTATCTTTGTAGTTCTGCTCTGATACTTCCAACTCGACATTAGCTTCCGCAAGTGCCTTACTGTACTGCTCTACAACATCTTTATATCCTGCAACTCTATAATATTCTTTCTGTGCTTCTATAGTCTTTAATAGTTCTTCCTTTTGTGCTATATATTTTCCAGTAGTCATATCAATCTGATTTGCTAATTCTGGACAAATATCAATAAGCTGTTGTGCTCTCGTTTTTAATGTTTCTTGATCTGCTGCTGTTAAGCTCGTCTTGTCTGCAAGTTCGAAATATGAATCTGCAAGCTGTTGAAGCTGATCTGCACTTGCTTCGGATTTAGATGTTAAATCCTTTGTAGTGTCAGCTAAATCTCTTAGATTTTGTGCAGCATCTTCCATTTTCTGGTTATTTGATCCTATTTCTTCCTCAAACTCCAAAAACTGATCTGCAATCTCTTTTTGCCAACTTTTATGGAAATTATATACAGCTAACCCTATTGCTGCGATCGCCGCTGCTATTGCTAAATAAGGATGCGCAACGACAGTAGCTGCAAAATTCAAAAGAGTATCTTTTATTGCCAAAATCTTTGTCTTAATATTGTCTAATGCTGATAACGTAATGGTTGATATTTTTATTGCTGCAATTACTCCAAGAATGGTTGCTTCTATTGGTGCAGCAGAAAATATACCAGACCATGTGCTTAGCCCAGCATTTATAGCTTTCCAAATTACCTGCGCAATTTTTCCACATATGCCAAGCCAATCTATATCAGACAGGAACTCTCCGATTTTCTTTCCAATCCTATACCAATTCACTCCATCAATAGCAGAAATCATTGCATCAAGCAAACCTTTCGCCCATGTATTCAATGTTCTTGCCAAAAGAGTAAACTTGAAAGTTTTGAAAAATTTATTAATCCCTGCTGCAATAGAATTTCCAAAATTCTTCCAGTTAAATCTCGTTCCAAAAGAATTTAAAAACTCCAATGCAGTATTCAATGCCCCTGCAATCGTTTTTCCTACATTTCCAAACAGTCTCGGATTGATAAGACCATTGAGGAAATCTGCCAAGCCTTTGCCGAAGTTTCTTGCCTTGGAATAAATCTTATCCCAGTTGATAGACTCCATAGCTTTTGATAAGGCATCACTGATGTATTTTCCAAGCTGTTTCAGATTTTTAATATCACTTTCGTAATTTTTAAAAATAGTATCTGTCTTGACAAGTTTACCGCCACTGGCACCGCCTGATGCGCCACCGCCGCCGGAACCGCCCGAACCTTTTTTACCAGAACCATCATTTGTTGTAATCAGTTTCAATTCATCAAACTGACGGACACCCTTATTCATTTTGTCAATGTTCTTTGCCGCCTGTCCGGTATTGTCAGCAACATCGCCTGCGCTCTCTGCCGCATCTGAAAAACTATCTGCAAGACCTGCACCGGAATCCTCATATTTCCATCCGAAGATTGCGCCTAAAGCGTTTGTAACCTTTGTGGCAAAGCTGATAACAACCAGTAAAACGGAATTGAGTGCTTTTACGAATGGTTTGAAAGCATTGATTAATGCTCCACCAATAACACTGCCAAGCTGTTCAAACGACTGTTTTAAAATTCTGATCTGGTTCGCCCACGAATCAGCAGTACGCGCAAAGTCTCCCTGTGCTGTCTGCGTATTGGCAAGGACGTACTGATACCGGAGCATTGTCTTTTCAGCCTGTGACATAGACTCGATATCAGAATCTAATCCCTGTTTCATCGCCCACTCTTTAAGGGTTGCCTGTGTAAGATCAAGACCGTAATCTCTTAATGGACGTGTCTGTCCGGTAAATATTGCAGCTAAATCCTGCGACACAACATCCTGATCTATGTTATACAGAGATGCCATATCAGCAGTTAATTTTGTTAAATTCAAAGACACATCAGCCATGGAATCAGACAAACCAATATAGCCATCTGTCTGCTTATTCAAAAACTCATTAGCTTTCTTTATCAAACTACTGTCAATTCCCATGGCTGTTCCCATTGCTTGGAATCGGCTTGCCGTCTGTTTCAATGTCAGTTCTGACATACCGAACTGACGTATAGAGTCCTGTGCAAAGTCATTGACTTTTTTTGACATGTCCCCAAAAGTAACATCAACAACGTTCTGAACCTCTGTTAATGCGGATGATATGTCGATTGCATTTTTTATTCCTCTTATCGCTCCGTACAGACCAAGATAAATCCCCATAGAGGACAAAATCTGTCTTGTGAATGACTTGAGTCCGATCAATGCTTTTCCTGTGGATGTCTTAAATCCAAGGAAAGAACCGGAAAGATTACTGATGCTGTTATTTAATCCAGTAATCGCACCGCCAGATCTGTTTGAAAGATTTCCAAGTGCCTGTGTCATTTGTAAAATATTTGCGCTTACATTTGGTGCTTTTGAGAGTGTCTCAAACAGATATTTAAGGTTGTCAGCAAGCAAAGGTATATTAGTTACCGCACGACCGCTTGCAACGCTTCCAAGCCTTGATATGGACGTTACAAGATTGCTCATATTGGTCATATCAAAATTCAATGCACCTATCTTGTTCATCTGGCGTACAAAGTTTTGTAACTGCGCAGATAAAGCCGGCAGATTCTTTGTCGCCTGTGTAGATGCCTTGCCACCAATTTTTGACAGTGCCGACACCATGCTTGTGAGTCCGCTTGTATCAACAGCCTTAACACTTGCTATTCCAGATGCAAGATCTCTCACAGCAGAAGATATTCCGTGGATAGAATTTGCATCAACACCAGAAAATTTATTGAGTGCCCGCACCATTGATGTGATTTCCGAAGATTTACCACCTTTGAATCCGGTAGCCGCATCGGAAATGCTTCTGATTCCGCTTGCAATATTTGAAAGTTTTGCAGTGTCAAACGATATGCTTTCCCGGAGCCTATTCATGCTGTTTACAAGGCTTTCTATGGAATTACTTGCTTTTGCAGAGTCAGCTTTGATTTTTATTTGTAATTCATCAATGTCTGCCATATATACACCAACTTTCTATGCAAAATAAAAAGACGGTAGGCTGTGACACCTTACCGTCCTTGATCTACTCTTTTAATTTTTCTCTTGTAACCGGTCCGCATTTCTTATCTACTGTAATTCCGACTTTTTTCTGGAATGTTCCAATACCGGTCGCCGTATCATTTCCAAGAATACCGTCCACATTACTGTTTCCCTTTTTATCTTTTTCATCCAGGCATCCGTGATAAATAAGCTCCGTCTGAAGCCATCTCACATCATCCCCTCTCATGCAAGGGAATTTTTTCTTTAAAATCCTTGCAGGTTCCGGGTATGGGTTTAAATGATCTTTTACATTTTTTCTAGGGTTTCCGCTTGTCACAATCGCTGTATGACCTTTTGTTTTTGTGACAATAACATCTCCGTTGTAAAGAACCATTCCTGCCGCATAACCTCCAATGTCATCAAACATGCCACTAGAAAGAAGTACAGATTTTTCATTTGCTGTGGTGAAATTTCCAACATCTTTTCCAGTTGCATGAATAATGCATGCACGTACCGTTGTGCCGCAATCTGCTTCTGTTTTTACTTTTGAATTAATACCATATTTGACAATTCCAAGCCGGTGTCCCTGACAGTAGCCAATATTATCATTATTGCACGCTGTAATCATTGATTCTGCCAGTTTATCCGCCATATCTTTTGTTTTTGGCCTTAACACATACCATCCTTTTTTATGAACATAAAAGTTTTGCATACTTACTTCTGTTCCGGTCTGATCTCCCGGTCTCCCACCGGTCAATTTCCCATTTTCATCATGTCTTGCAGATCCAATTCTAATTGACATATTTATACCTCCAAGTTCTTTTCTGGTTTTGGATGGCTCAACTCATAGTTTGACTGCATAATTTTGAGCTTTGCCACAAATAGCTCTCTCTGTTTCTTAATTTCTTCTTCCGTCATTTCTGAATCATCTTTCCCTTGTTGCTCATTGATTGGTTTTTTAATATACTTTGATCTTGCTTTTCGTCCGGCAAGGCAATGTTCTACTGCCACCGATACCGCAGACAATCCGTATGTTCCAAACCACATCCACATTTCATTATCCCGCTGTTTTCTCTCCAAGCTGTATGCATCTGCATATGGCTGTAAGTCAGCCGGGCACGACATGTCTATGTCATGTACAGTAAATCCATATCCCTTGGTTACTAACAGCCAAAACGGGCGGATTTCCGCACAATATGTTCCCCATGTAAGTTCTCTCTGTTCTTCTACTTTTTCCTCGGAGTTTTCTTCTCCGCTTCTTTCTGATCTGCTTTGAGCAGTTTTGATAAAAAACCGTTTTCAAGCAGCTCCGCTAAAAGTGCATTGTAAAGTACCTGAACATCTGCATCTTCTCCGTCAAAGTAATCATCCAGCATGGCATATACTTTTCCAAGCTGCTGTTCCTTTTCTCCCTCATTGTCCGGATTGTATCCAAGTTCCTCTTTGTGAAACTTCTGCGCGCCTACAAGGATTAACTCTGGAAGAAATAAAAGGATTTCGTCAACCGCTTCAATATCTTCCATCTGGTCTAATTTTGCTACTTTCTTGATAATTCCGCTTTTCACGGTTGCTTCATATCCAAACTTGATCTGTAATTCTTTCTCGCCAAATTTTAATTTTGTCATTTTCTTTCCCTTTCTCCCTCTCATATAGGGAAAGGGCAGTCCGAAGACCGCCCTGTTCTTTTAAATTGTTTCTTCAAGCTCTGGCTCGGTTGTCTGGTTATCGTCAGCCGATTCAACCGAACTATTCGACTGACGTGTTATTCCCCCGGTGTAAAAGCTACAGCGGTGTCCATTCCATTGTATTCCTCAATGGTAAGGTTCATTTCAACCGTCAAAAGCTCATTCTGACCAATTTCCGGCTGTGGGATCTGCTCCGGTGGCTGTGCGACCACAAAAAACGCATCGGTAAATCCAGGAATAATAGTTTCAAACCACATTCTTTTCCCGCCGGAAAGCGCCTTATACGCCGTGATAAGTGCTTCCCACTCTTCCTTTGTGGCATCCGTAAGGTTTACCGTGATAGGGAAAGAGCCACCGGTATCTGCGCGACCCTTTACATATCTGGTAATAGCATCTTCTAATGCAGATGCGTCAATCTGTTCCGGCTCAATGTTGATACCGCCGATTGCGTTAATTCTTGTAAGCTGTTTAAACGATGTAGGCTTTGTTCCGGCTGTGGTTTCTGTTCCATAGCCAAACGTAATGCCTAACGTAGACAATCCTGCTTCTGCCATTTTTACCTCTCTTTCTACCGCCAAATAATGCGGTTATCGGGCGCATCTTTTTGCACCCGGTGCATAAAAAATAGAGCCTTTCGGCTCTTTTACATCAATCTGTCGTTGGCTCCGATTATCCGCCGGAACCTTGCAACGCTTCTAAATTTTTTCTCACTGTCATTTTTAAACTCCGGCATTGCTGTGATTTGAAATCGCATCTGTTTAAAGGCATCAGCTAAAATAGCCATAATCCCTTTTGCATCGCTCTGCTTTGTGTTTGTAATGACGTCAACCTGTATTGTTTCCTGCACCGCATTTACGGATGTGCCCTCTAAATCTGCCCCACGTTCAAGCCCCGGCATCTCGTGAATGTAAATGGTCGGGAAAACAGGGTCTTTATCAAGGTTCTTTTCAACCGTTGTAAATGCAGTGTCAAAATTCATGCTTTTGTATTTTTTCTTGAGTTTTGGTTTGGCTATCGTTGCAACATTGGAGAAAATGTTTATTTCAAGGTCAAATACCCACTGGTTTCCTGCCATTATCCAAACACCTCCTTCGCTGTCTGTGTAACAATCTGCCGCAACTCATTCGCGGTCAGATACATAAATGGTCGGCTTGGCATTCCCTCTGTAAACCACCAATCGCCATTGTCGTCCTGATAAAACCATCCATATCTTCCATCTGAAATCTGATGAATAGTTTTTCCACTTGCGTACTGCCACGAAACACCTTCCGGCAGTTTCCCAGGATAAGGACTTTGCTGTCCCACAATTCCGGTTCCAAACTCAACAAATGCGGCGTGGTCTGTACCGGCTATTACCGCCCATATCCCGCCGCCCTTAGTGCTTCCTTCATATTCCGCGTGAACACTTGAAATCAGTTCCGATGTAAATATTGCGTCAAGGTCAGCAATTTGCACTCTGGCAATCTCTACGCCCTTTTCCGCGAGTTTTTCTGCCAATAGCTGACATTTATATATCAAGCTGTTTTGATAGGCTCTAAGCTCTCGTATGGCGTTCTGAACAGACTTTTCAGACAGGCTCATTGTGATTACTTTTTTTCCCATTCAGCACCTACTTCACATTTTTTTGCAATAAGAACAAATCAACCGTCAATCCTTCGTCTGCGACACCTTTTACGATGTAATCAGCCGAATTTTCATCAACGATTGTATTCTCTTCATCTTTGTACCTTACATCTGACCGTTTCCATACCAAAGAGCCAACGCTCAATGGAAGTTTCCCTTTGTCCTCGACAATCTGAACAAAGTTTGTGGAATTGTCAACGCCAAACTCTTTTATAAGTGCTTCACTCAACTTATTGCTGATTGAAGAATAAAAAACCACAGGCTTTTCATAACCTGTGGTGTATTCTCCTGTCGTTTTTGGTATTTTGTTTCCGTCATCGTCAAGGTAATAAATTACATTGCCATCAGAATCCGTGTATGAGGAATACTCAATGTTCCCCTTTTCATCCGTAACGTATACCGGAACTTTCCCGCTTTGTAACGAATAACACATTTTTTGCTTATTCAATTCAAGCATTTTATTTCACATCCTTGCCAAACCGTTTCCACAGTTCAGACAATTTTTCCCAGCCATACATTGCAACAAAAGCAACAATAAATCCTGCAATAATAGCCGCCAAAATCATGTACCATAAAATTGTCATCTGAATATACTGCATATATGCCACAAATGCAGCTACAGTAATTCCAATGGAAAGTACAAACACAAGAATGTCTGTCGGCACCTTAGAAAACGCTCCTACGCCCTTGATAACCTGTGTTATTACAGATACAACAAAAGCAAGTGCCCCAATGATTGCCAAAATGATTGTCATATTGGCAATAACGCTCTGTAAAATGTCCATGATTACACCTCCTTATCATCATTAAGACGGTTTTCAATTCCGTCAATTCTGTGATGCGCTGATTTCACACTTTCCTCAACTTTAATAATCCGGTTGTCATGTGAGTTGATTTCTTTTCTCATCTCCGAGACTTCATTTTTAATATCCGTCGTGTTGTTTGAGATGGCATCCAGTTTCATATTGATGCGTGTATTTTCTTTCACGCGTTCCTCAACATCCTTTGTGTCTGTTCGCTTGTTATTCTTTAATCCCATATAGACGGAAAAACCGAGTGATAACACGCTTATAATGATTGCTGTAGATAATTCTATCGTCACATCATATACCGCCTTTCTTTGTAATTGGTACACCGCCCACCACCGCTCAATGTGTGCCGCCTGCTATCGTTTTGTCAATGTCGGCAACACGATAACGCTCAATCTTCTAAACTCCTCGAAATCGAGGGGTTATAATGATTTTATAAACGGAAATACTCCCACAAACAAGCTTTCCCTGTCTTTCCAGCTACGGCTTACGCCGTTTTCTGAATAGCTTGCCATATAGGCCTCTCCTGCCTGTGAATGGTCGTACACGGCTAAATTGACGATTACATCTTCAAACTGTTTCAAGTCTTCGGATATTTTTTCATCCGTGTAGCTTTCCGGGTAATTCCGCTTGCTTACCACTTCATTTCTTGCCTGCTTGATAAGCTGTTCGATGTAAGGGTTATCTTCTTTCTTGTCGAACACAACAACATCAGAAGTAACACCATCTTCATCCGTAACGGTTTCAATATGAAATTGTTTCAGCCTGATTTTTACCTGCTCTAATTTTGTATATTCGTCCATTCTTCCCCACCTACAATCCGAACTGCTCGATCAAAATGCGTTTCAGTTCCGCTCCGCTGATTTCTTCTGCACCTTCAATTCCATGTTCAGCGGCAAGTGCCTGTAAATCAGCAGTGCTCATTCTGTTAATCTCTGTCTTGGTGTACCCGCCGGAAGATTTCTCTCCCGGAACAATGTCCGGGATTTCATCTCCTGCTTTGTACCATCTTCCATTGCGCTTTACCGTATATTCAGCAATCATACCGCACCTCCTACGCAACTTTCATGACAACAACGCTGTCCATGCCCTCAAAAGTAGGCAATCCGATCATTGACACAACGCAATGCGTGTTGATCGGATGATTTGTTGCGTATGTATATACCGAAATACCGGTTTCTACAATAGAAAGGTTTCCGTCTGTCAAACTTCCGCTTCTCTCTTCCGGTGTCTTTCCAAAGACATAATCTCCAAGGTACACGCCGGATGCCTGCGCTGAAATAACTCCTGTAGGAATAAAATATTTGGTGGCACCGTCTGCAGGGTCGATGTAAAGTTTGTCGTAAACTTCAATCTCGATGCCGTATCCTCTAAGATACTCTGTAACCTGCCCCTGCTGTAAACGAATACCTCCATTGTAAGCAGTAATTCCAAGCACCTGTTTCTTTGTGTCTTCTGCCTTAAGAACCATCTCCCATGTTTCTGTATTCATGCTAAAACGCGCAAGGGAATATCCGGTTTTCTTTGCAAAATCACGTTTAATCTCGATAAGGTCATCAAGTGGCGTTGCTGTTTCGGATGCAGACCATTTATCGGTATCGCTTCCGGAGATATCCTTGTAATGATCTCTCTTGTGCGCCACTCCATTGTCCGAAGTATAATCCACATAGTAGCTCTTTCCGCCAATTGTTACCTGTACTCTTGGAATACCATCAGATGGTGCTAATAACTGCCAAATCTGGCGTTCCGGCACCACTCTTGCCCCCTCAATAAGCATCATCGGTTTTTTGCTGATTTCTCTAAGCACCTGGTTTGCCATGTTGGAATTTTCTGCCGACTGGTAATTTGCATACTCCTGCTCTTCACGCTCTGTTACCATGTAAGATTCACGGTAGAAAGGCATCTCGTTCTGAATGTCCGAAAATCCACCAACGTCTCTTAACTCTGCCTGCGCATCAAAATTGGATGCCTTTAAGGATACTGGAAGACCGTTTTTTCCTTTGATAAATCTAAGCTCAAGGCTGTCCTGTTTTCTGGTTCCAAATTTCTGTCTACCTAAGTAAGGCGCAGAACCAAGCGTTTTTTCATAATTATTCCACATAACCCCAAGGCTTCTTGCGGTAAATGCTTCTGATAATGGTAATGCCATTCTCTAATACCTCCATTTCTTAATCAAAAAAAGTGACACGCGGTGTTGCTGCTTTTGCAGTTGCTTCCACGGTCACTCCGTTCGCTGTTACCTTTGCGTTGTCAATAGAACCCTGATATACATAAGTTCCAGGCGCATCTCCCATTGTTACGTCAACATCTTCCAGAAGATACCCTTTGCAAGATTCGTCATTGCTTGGGAACGGTGTCCCTGCCTTTGCAATCTTCTTTCCGTTTGCATCGGCACTTGGCACCATTGTCTGCGGAACGATGCACGCCGCACCCTCATAAGGAAAGAATTTTAAAATTCCTTTACTCTGTGTAAAGTCTCTTTCAATCGGTTTTCCCATAATTTACCTCCTATAAAACATAATGGTCTTTGGCTTCTGCATTTTTTGCCGGTTCGCCAAAGCTGATACTTTCGGCATTTTCAACATCTGCCGTTTTTTTATTCTCTCCACCTGCAGTACCGCCGCCCGGATTTTCAGAATTATTCGCAATCTCCTGTTCCTTTGCCTGCGCTGCCGCGGTTTCCTTTTCGGCTGTAATCTTTCCAAGAGCGTCATAATCAAGGCTTCCATCATCTTTGACGACAGATTTTGCCTGCTCTGCATTGATTTTTAACTTTTCCATCAATGCTTCGCGCTGATCTCTGATGGCGTTTTTCTTCTGCATATCTGCAATCTGCTGATTTGCTGTCTCTAACGCCTTGTTTGCTTTTTCAAGTTCCGTGAGGTTTCCTGCTTCCATTTCATCCAGCTTTTTCTGCAACTCATCTGCACTGTCTGCCTTTTCCTTAAGCTCTGCTGCTTTTGCCTGTTCTCTCTGTACGGCACTGCCGTAATCAGCAATGATTTTTTCAACATTTTCCTCACTGATACCCATTGCAATTAACTCTTCTCTTTTCATTGATTACCTCCGATATGTCTTTACGAATTTTTGCGGTGCAACGACACCGAATGACACTGTTGATTTTTACGCTCACAACTTTGCGAATTTTTATAAAATAAAAACAGCCACCGATTACTCGGTAGCTGTCTTATTTTGCTGTTTATTTAATTGATTTACAATTTCCTGTGCTTTTTGTTCCTGCTCTTCTGCATTATCAATTGTTTTCCACAACGCATCTATATATGGCTTAGACAAGAGGAATGTCTTTTCAGCATCTCCCCAAAGCCCCACCGTTTTAATGGCAATAAGAGGATGTATGCCGCACTCTAAAAGCTGATATAGCGTTTGCGACTTTGTATACATATTGTCTTGCGGGCTATGATTGATTTGCACATCAAAATCCCTCATTGACAATTTCAAATCATTGTCCTTAACGCGTATTACATTTAAGACAACTTTTGCAAGTCTCTTCTCTGCCGATTTCACAATTGGGTCTTTTAATTTTGCTCTTGTCTTTGAAAAATCCCATCCAGCCCTTAATGATACTGCTCCTTGTGTATCTCCTCCAGAGTTTTGGGACTCTCTGTTTGGTATTGCTAATATTGCCAAGGCATTGTCCCACAAATCATCTTTTGCCACCTGACACTGGCTCTGATTTAGTTCCTGCGTCATAATCTCAACATCGGCTTTGTTATCCTTGTTATTGGACTTTACCGTCAAAGCATGGCTCATTTTCATCTCTTCAAACGTTTTTTGGTCGATTTCACAGTTCACAAACTTAACCCAGTACTGAACAAACTGCTCAATTCCATCCATTCTGTTTGACTGCATGTTGTTGATGGCATCCAGAATACATATGGCAAGCTCAATGTCTGATATTCTTTCGTGGTTGTTTGGAAACTCAACAATAGGAATGCTTCCAAATGCGTGCAATTTCCATTCAGAAACTACTCCATTTTGAATTTTGCACGAATGACTGTCTGTATAGCACAGTTTGTACCATTTTCCATCCTCGTCTTTAAGTTCTTGTACTGCAAGAACCGGTTCTTCCGTGCTCCGATTATAAATAACACAAGTATTCATCGGAGTAGGGGCAACAATCTGAAATGGTATTTCTCCATTTGCAAATCTTATCGCCTTAAAAGATGTTCCGGTTGCTGACTGCCACTCTCCTGCTTTAATGTCTTTTTCCTGTTTATTCGCATCCACAAGATAGTCATTCAGCGCATCCACTGCCCGATTAATTTCATCATCATCTTTTCGACTGATAAACTGTATTGGCTCGCCATATGTCTGTCCTACTTTGAACTGAACAATCTCATACGCATGATTTTCTACTATTTTGTTTGTAATATCAGCATTTTGCACCTTTACACGGTATAAAACAGGCTGGTCACCTTTGTAATATCGCCAAAGATATTCTATGATGGTTTTGTTGTAATAAAAATTTCCGATGCAGTCTCCCACTACATTGACAATATTATCTGCTGTGATGGTTTCAACATCTGTATATAAAATTTTTCTACCATAACAGCCTTTAACAAGGTCTTGGAGAGATTTGTCATTTCTCATTTTTTTCTCCTAAATAAAGGTCATTCCGCTGGATGTTGCACGAAACGGAAGAGATTTTAATTCTGTTTTTCCATTCTCCGGATAAAAAACAACTTTCTTGTGGCATTTTCTGCACTCAACAGAAATTTGCATTGTTGAACGCCCATCGTGTGTGGCAACTTTTCTTCCGCAACGCGGGCAATATATTGTTTTTGGTGTATATACCATAAAGTCCTCTTTTCTTTGAAAAAGAAAAAGCACCGGAGATTCCTCTTCGATGCTCTTCCAATGGGGGATGGTAAAGTGTTCAACTATTTGTTGACTTCTTCGATTATAAATATATCATTTTTTCAATATGACATTCTATGACATTTTCAAGTATGTTGCTCCATACTTCTCCTCAAATCTTTTTAATGCAATTCCATGAAGCCTTATTGTCTGCCTCCAGGAGTAATTCATTTCAGTTGCAATAACCTCAAATGTCTTTTTTTCTATGTACTTTGAAAACAACACATTATAGACATTCTCATCTTCCATACTGTCTATCTGGCTGATGATCTTATCTCTTTTGATAATATAATCATCAACCATCGCGTCTATGTTTCTTTCAATTTCATCAATTTTTGCCTGTTTTGTTCCTATCTTGTCAAAATTTGGCGTTGTCATAACTCTTTCTTCGTTTGACACAGCAGATATGCTGCATGCCAGCTCTTTAAGTTGTGCAAGCTCTACCAGCTTATTATTTATCATCCGGTTAAGCCTGCTTATCTGGTTTAGGTAGTCCTTTGTTGTCATATCAATACCTCCTAAACGGATTTACTGCTGCTTCTACCTTTGCTTGTGTTCCGCTTCGCATCTCGTTTTCAAACAACGCAACTGAATCCGGTGCATCATCATGCTTTACTTTTCCACTTCTTGTCATGGTCGTAAGTTCTTTCATAAACTTGTAATATTGGCTCTGCCTGTCCATTTTCTTGAAATCGCGGAAATAATAATCTCGAATGATATTATCTCTCGCATTTTCCATTCGAGTTATTTTATTTGAACAATTAAACTTGAACCGTGCGCTACATCTTCCACCTTGCTCTTTTACAATGTCCATTACATCGCGACCAAAATATTCTCCGGCACTGTTGCTCTCGAATGTAACCGTCTTTACGTTGTGCTTAATAAGCATATTTGCGCATTCCGGCTTGGTAAATTGTGTTCCGGCATTATCGAACACTACATCTACGATATAAACCTCGTTGCCGTACACATAGCCAATTGGCATTGAGCAGCTATCTTCTCCCTTATCAGCACTGTCACAAGCCGCCATAATTGCATCTGGTTCTTGATCAACAGGAAGTTCCTCAAAATAATTAAGCTCATTCTCTGCAAACATTCGCCCTTTTGCTTCAAATGGTTCTTGTTGGAACTCTGCCGCCCACGTTTCTTCCGAAACAAGTTTTCGTTCCTTTTGGTAGTAACCGGTTGTGAATATCTTCCGCAATCCTTTTTTATCTTTTCGATAAATCTCCCAATTGCTTTCATCTGTGATTGGGTCAAGTGCCGGAATCGCAACTTCTTTCCATCTCCACTCCAATTCATCAGCTTTATTTTGTAAAGCTGTAATTGGATCGTACAAGCTGTATTTCGTTCCCTGTATGATAATAGGTGTTCCCTCTAATCGTCTACCGAGAACATCGTCTGTTACTTTCTCGCAAAGAAACTCTAATCTATCTCTATTTCGTGCTTCCTCATGGTTTTTAACGCAGTCATCAATATAGACAAGTACATTTGCTTCAGTACATCCTACGATTGCGCCATCAATCGGACGGCATGTAAATGTCGGAAAAATATTCTTGCTTTTAAGGTCGATTGATAGATTTTCAGCACTTTTATAGTCTTTTTCGCCTATCTTTGTTGCTTCCGGGAAAACACTTAAGAATCTATTGTACGTGCTTTCTGTTTCAAATCCTTGCAATAAGCCACCATAAAATCGCTTAACAAGTCCTTCGCCTTTTCCAACACCGAATATACTTCCGTCCGGGTCGCGTCCACCCATCATCTGCGCCAATTTCAGACCGCCTGTTGTTTTTCCAGTTCTTTTCGGTTGCGATACAGACAGAAAATCCAATTTTCCATCATAAATCTCCTGATATGCTCCGACTACAGGCTGTAGCACTTTTCTTCTTGGAAAATAAAATCTTTTCCACGGGTCCTTTTCATCAATTTCAATGTAATAAAAAAAGCTGTCCACAAGATAGGCTGATTCATACATCAAAACATCGTAGAATTGTTGGAGCACCTTGTATGTCGTATCATGTTCCCAGGCATACACTTCTAAGTCTGCAACTCTGCCTCCTGTATATTGTTTGACATATCTTGCTATAAGTTGTTTTGCCTTTGCAGATATTTTCAATCCATAATCAACGTCATTTTCTGTCCTTAAGGCAACCGCTACTGCTTGTATGTATGCATCTATTACCTGTTCATCAACGCCATGCACCTGTATGTAATTTTCATATCCATTTACTGTGGAAATTAGGCTTGAACTTGCCAAAAGAAAAGCACCTCCGCAAAAAGCAGAAGTGCTTGTAGACCTCTGCCTATAAATGTTTTAGGTTAGCGGCTACAATCCATTTTGTAGTCGGTATGTCTTATTTTCTAATTCCAATAAACCTTAAACCCTTTCGCCGTATAATTACCAACTGCCTGTTTCAGTTCTTCCTTGCTTTTATATTCCTCTCGAAGCATGATTGCTACCTTGTTCTTCTCAACAGCGTATATTCCGCAGGTAACTGCTTTGCTTGCCGTATCAAGAACTGCTTTATACTGTTTGCTGTTCATCTCGTATGTGTTGTTATTGATATTTACAATCATTTCTCATAAACTCCATAAAATCTTTCATGCACTCATTGCATAAATCGTAGGTTGTATTCAATATGCCATTTCTCGTAATTGAGTTTGTAGCCAATAGTCCTACTTTTATTTCTTTTCCGCACCTGTCGCAAGTGCGCCATTCTTTGCTATGCTTCATTGTGAATTTCCTCCCAAACTCTGCAAAATTCCTTGAATGTTTTCTTGTCCATCATCGAAGCTATTTCATGCAAGTTTACAATGTTAATTTCTACATCTTGCTCATTCTTCCACCAACTTTCTGCCACACATAGGGCAAAATGAAATCTGCATCGCCATTTCTACATTCATTTCTTTATTGCAGCATTGAGAATGTGGCGGGCATTTATCGACGCTACATTGAAGCACATCCATATATCCTATTTTTTTAATTCTAAATTCGCCGTATGCCGTTTTACATACATCTTTCCCTTTGCAAAAATCACACATGCTTGCACCTCGCCCAAAGTCCTCCGATATAATGGCTTCCCGTATCTTCAAAGTTTCTGCAATCTATGACTTTCCCCTCGTCAATACACTCTTGCAAGTATTCGCATTTATCGCACTTCGTATCTTTCTCAATGCGCGGTGTAGGATCTGCTTTTTGCTTTTTCTTGAATATTTTTTTAATAATTTTCCATAATCTCATTTCCGCACCTCAATCAAAACGTCAATCAGTTCTTCCAGTTCTTTTTCTGTCTTTTCTTTTGGAGTTTTTCTAAATCTTGTGGAAACATATTCCAAAATGGCTTTTATCTTCAAACATTCTCCTGGACAAGGAATATAATCATTCGGTCTCGCAGTTTCTTTGCAGATATACTCTGCATTTTCCATGCCAAGACAGGATAAACGACCGGAATATATGGGTAATGCACTGCATTTGAATAATTCAGCCTTAATCACTAAATGTTCTTTGTCGTATTCAAAATTCTTATCATGTGCCTTTAATTTTTCTTTGATTTCATCAAGAAACTCAACGCATTGCTTTGTTGAATAGCCAACATAAACAAATTCAAAATACATACTCACACCCCATTTTGCGTAAAAAATACCAACCATAGAATAGCGGCACAAGGAATCGAACCAACATAGCATTTTCACATGCCTTTGCTAGCCTTATCAATGCTATTAACCGCCATTAATCAGAATCGAACTGATCTCGCACTATGCCGCCAAAACCCTACTTACAAGTTGCGATCTTGCTTTCGCGCGTGGGGAAGAGAGGAATTGAACCTCCAATGTTTACCACTTGGGAACTGATTTACAGTCAGCCGCAACACCGCCAATCGTTGCCGCTTCCCCAAAATGCGCGGGCACCTCACTCCATATCTCTGTACGCGACCGCGCTACGCATACAGTATCAAATCAGCTCGGCATCATCGTGGAGCAAGGACTTGAACCTTGCACTTGAAACCTTTCGACTATTAGTTTCACGAAGCGTCTTACTCCGGCAAATACCTTTCTTGCCATCCACGAGAACCGCCATACGACGGTTAGCAATCATATTTTTCGTGCCATGCGTTGCACTATCCGGTTTGCAGCTTTTTACCGGCAACTCATTTTCATGGCTCATGCACCGTGGGATAGATGCACGAACCATGATTTGGAACTGCAACACATGACTGTGCGTGTGTCGACTTACATTCCTACCGCCATTTGCGGTAAATGCCACCGAACGGTCTCGCACCGCTCTTAACAGAAGCGTCCTAGTGGCGAAAGGATGTGTCATGAAAAACACCAAGAAGGAGAATTTACGGAATGGTTCGTTAAACCCATTCCTCCATCGGAACGGCAGGAATCGGACCTGCGACCGCTCGGATATAAGCCGAGTGCTCTGCCAACTGAGCTACGTTCCGCTACGGCATATTAAAATGCCGCAATGTAGGATTTTTATCTTGTAAGCAACTCTTACAAGTTGCCAGTAATTTAAAATTTTGTTTAGCTATACTGGATGCTCCGATTTCTCACTCTGGTGCTCTGCGTCGCTATCCAGATTGAGTAAATCTCCGGTGCTGTCCGGTTCCTTTGATTTTGTTATATGTATTCTTTCCTCTGCACAAATGATAGGCAGCTGAAAGCAAATACCAAATATTGGACTATAAAACATTCTGTTACCTCCACATCAGAAACATGTTCAGCAACAGCAACATCACAAGTACCCATAATGCAATTGCTGTTTCTTTGCCTTTGGATTCTCTGCCAGATACAAATAGTATCAGCATAAAAATAACATCCAGCGTCGATATAATCGTTTTAATAATTATCATGGTTGTTTTCCTCTCACAAGTTTCTTTAGCAGGATTCGAACCTGCGAATACTGGAATCAAAATCCAGTGCCTTACCGCTTGGTGATAGCGCTATATTAACACTACTTTTCCGGCATGTAATAGACCATGTTATCAAATACAGTTATTCCCATACAAGGATCATTCATCTCAACGCATCTGATCGATATGTTTTTAGATACTGCAAACATTTCGGCCACCTGTTGTTTATCCATGTTTGTGCTAATAACTTGAAAAGCCGAAAATGCCTTGTGCATATCAGAGAATACTTCTTTTTCTCTACCTAAATTTGCATACCTCCCAATGGTAAACGTTTTTCCATCAACCATAGCAGTTATCATTCCATGATTTGCTGTGAATACCGCTCGGTCAAAATCAAGCGAAACGTCTTTGCTTTGTGATACTACTCTCATACTTTTCCATCCAATCTCTTTTTGTTTTTGAGGATATTTAAAGGACTTAGTAGTGCTGATTTTCTCAACCTATCAAACCCCCTCCCCATCCATGCCGAATCATGCTTTGAACATTGATAAATTGTTTGAATTGTTCGTTAAATTTCATTCGTATTTTACAACTATTCGCAAAACCCTTGTTTTGCGTAATGTATCAACGATTTAATGCGCCTTAAGACCATTAAACACTGGGCTTTAAATTGTTTGAATTGTCTATGCGTTTTTCTCGCTTTTTTCAACCAGAATTGTCGGAGTTGTTCGGCAATCCTATACAATTATTAGCCCCAAGATGTGGCAGTTCTTCGGCTGTCAACGCTCTTACTCTGGATCCCTGATCTCTCACGCCCGGCATATTAAAACCGCAGTACTTATTCAGTGACGGCATGTAGTTCATAGGGTTTCCTTTTCCGGAAACCTGTAAACCTACTAAACTTTCCTCGCGCATTTCGTCAATTTTTTTGCAAATGTCGGAACCTGATGAGCCTAGCTGCACGCCGTTAACCCATCCGTTTAACGTGTCTCTGTGTATTCCGGTAAAGAATGTAAACCCAACAATATTCACTACTTTCTCGTAGTCATTACACAGGTCTATATATATATCTAATACCTCGTTAACCTTATCTGTATCATAGGCATTATTAATATTATTATCATCCTTCAGGTACTTTGGATTTACTTTGAATACATGATCATAAATATATTTACAGCAGTTATACCATCTATTCTGTGATACTTTGCACAAATCCTCTACATGTCTCTCTTCCATCCAGAGATTTATATACATGTCAATATCACTTTTAAAAACATCAACGGTATTATTATTTATTTCCTGCATTTCAACTGCTGACATGTTATATATCTCCTCTCTCCAGTACTGGAATACTTAAAATAAAAAATGCAACTGATACAATCAGATCATGATGATCTCGACTGTACCGGCTGCATGAAGTCCGTTTCTTTCGGGACCTCGACGGTTGCCGCCGCCCGTTGCCCGAATGCTTTTTAATTTAATAAAACAATATCATTCTATCATTTTCTTGTCAAGGTATATTTTAAAATTAAATTTTAAGCCTGTATATTATATATTATTTATATAAATATACTGCCTTATTTATAATATATATTTTTAATATTACAAGAGAGAATATACTCTTTCTCTTACTCTAGTGTCTATATCTACGTTGCAAAAATGTTGCAATTTGTTGCAGAGGTGTTGCATTGCAACAAAGCTGGTACAATTCTATCATTTTTATCTTGATTATATTCTAATTTGCACCTTTAAAATTTTGTTGATTTTGTACAAATATTTTCTATGTTTTTCACAAAAAAGACGGCTATTTTCATGCCGCCCTTTCTATTTATCTATGCTACTTTGTCAAGTATTTTTCTAATGTAATCAACACCTTTTTGAAAAACAAGGGTTTTAATATTTATCCGGATTTCTCCCGGTCTGGCTTCATATTTCTGTTCTATAACTCTAAAATATCCACAATCAATATATTTCTGATATGGTTCATTGTTCTGTTTCAAAATTCCGTTATTTCTAAGAATTTCAAAAAGCTTGTTTCTACCAATTCCCGGGAAGTTCAAAACCTTAGCGACCTGCCCTATATCAATAGCGTCTTTACTATCGGTTACGGCATCGAAAAATTCTTCTTTCGGCTTCATCCTCTCGTTTTCGGTCAAGAGCAATTTATTCTTTTCCTCAAGCTCTTGTTTTCTTTCCAGTGCATCAGCGTAAGCCCTTAACGCTGTAGGGTAATCTTTCGGGATTTCGTTTTGATCTTTGTTGAAATAGTTGTCAACAAGTCTATCATACACATCCCAAGCAATATCATTGTTTAATGATTTTGCATGAAGAAACGCGCCTTTCTCTGTCCAGAGATACAGACGATTAAGATTACTTGGCAAATCGTGAATTTCACGAAACGCCCGGAGTTCTTCTCCATCAAGCAAAATAAAATGTTTACCCTCTTTATACCGCCCTTTGTTATGATTAAAATTGTATGAAATCGTTTTACTATCTGTTCCATACGCGTCCGCAATCTGCTGTGTTGTGAGTACGCGAATATTTTTATACTCCGTCACTGTTAAATTATTCATATACATAAACCTTTCAATTTCTTTCAAATATAGTCATCTTGTGTAAAACTTAGCGTCATAATATCCTTAGTAAAACAAAATTGTATATTTTATCTTGCGTAGGTTTGTATATCTTTTGTAAATTCGTCTTGTTTCCCTGCACCACCTCCAAAAATAAAAACACGAAAGATTTCCCAACTTTTTGGGAATTGTCTTTCGTGTGCTTTGTTTGACTTGGTATGGTTTTTGTGTGTCGGGCTGGATTTTCTCCAGCCCTTTCTTTTAATTGTCTTCAATTCCTTTTTGAGTATCATCGATCAGCTGATCGACCATCTTTTCCGCTTTTTCATAATCCTTAGATTTTAAAACTTCCTTTAAATCTTTCAGATCCTGTAAAAGCCTTCTTAAGTAACTTTTAAATACACTCATATCTTCGCTCATTTTTCTCCTTTCCGGCTTTCGCCTATTGCCTTTCGACAATATTATAATAACATTAAAATATAATTTTGTCAACACTAATTTTAGTGTTTTAAAAAAATCTTATTTTTTCTTCATCAGTCGGAACGATTTCCAATACATCCGACGGCTGACATCTTAAAATAATGCAGATCGTGTTAAGCGTGTCTGTAGTGATTCCCTTCCCTTTTCTCAAATTCTGCATAGTCGCTTCACTCATTATCTTCTCTTTTCTCATCCGAGTAGAAGTGTATCCGTGTTTTGAAAGTTCTTTTAATACATCTATTTTATAATTAAACATTTTTTCACCTCACATTTTTTATTTACTACATTATATATAGAATCACTCTAAAAATCAACATGAAAATATTTTACAAGAACACTCTTTTTAGTGTTGACATGCACTAATATTAGTGTTATTATAATCTCAACAGGAAAACAAAGAACGGAGGACAAACAAATGGAAGATAAAAAAGTAAAGAATTTTACAAAAGGAATTGAAGAGATTGCAAAACTTCATCCAGCAGATCGAAAAAAGGTTTTTCAAATGGTTGCCGATCGAAACGGTGCCGCCGCTGCTGGATACATTGAAAAGAAAGTAAATGATTATGAAACAGCAAAAGAAATGTTTAAAAAATTCTTTAAATAACGGGAGGCATGAACATGAGAGGAACAGGATTATTTATTAATTGGGAAAACGGCAGTAAAAACAGCAACGCAATTAGTGAGTTTAAAAAGAGAAATATCGCATTTGAATACAATCACTTTGGAACACTTACAGCCGACTTTTACGGCATCGGGATTTTTGAAAAGGTCGATTTTGAACATATCCAAGGCGAAGTGTTTGAAATCTGCATAGCATAGTCGAAACCGCCCGCGCGGCGGTCTGGTGTAGGGTTGCAACCTTGCCACTGATGAGACAAGCAAAAAATATAAAATGAAAGGTGTTAAAAATGAAGATATTAGCAAATAAAAACGGCTTTGTATTAGCTCATGATGAATACTATGGAGATTATTGCTTTGGTACAGAAAGAGAAATCAAAAACCTATCTATGCCTTGCAATCAGTATGGAACAAAGAAAGAAATAACGGCAGAATTAGAGCGTTGGAAAAAAGAGGTTGATTTTGACAATCCAAGAATGCTTGAAGTTGAAGCCTTTTTTATATCTGTTTTAACACATTGCGAAAATTAGTCGAAACGGTGGAGATTCCCACCGTCTGCAGGAACCGCCCCACCTGCACCGATGAGACAGGGCGAACAATGAAAGGATGGTTAAATTATGGGATTTATGGGAAACTTACAAACAAAAAAAGACGACGCAAAAAGCGCGTACATTAAAGCGGGGAACGAATGGGCGGAAACCAGAACCGCCGAAAACATCAAAGGTGATCCAGAAAAGTGGCGCGCCCTTTGTGATCGGAAAATGGATTGTATGCGATTGGGTGTTATCATTTAAGCAAGCGCAGGCTTTGCAATGTTCCGGGGGCAATTTCCCCGGCTTGCTTTTATCCATATACCGTGGAGTACAGCGCGCAAAAAAGCGTACAAAGAGATAAAATGCGTGCAATATGCATATCGTCATTATCTCACTATGATATTGTCGGGCGAGCTGTGCCTTTTTTTATACTTGTTGACAAAAAGCATATGCATTGCGCGTTGACATTTTGGATGTCTTGTGCATATAATGGCTTATAGGCATGTGCGCGCCTGTATAATTGCAATGTCACGTAGACATTTGCTTTATTTGTTGCGCTCATTTTGCGCATTTGTGCGGAGGTTTCCGCGCCTGCATTATTTCAGCGCTTTCCGAAGGGAGACGGCACATAGCAAGATCAAGTACGACCAGATCATGGATGAGTGCAATCTGAACTTGCACTTGCAAAAAAGTTTCAAAAAAATTTTGCAAAAATCTGAACAAAATTTTCATAATCTCAAAAACGGTTTTTCGTGCCGAAATCTGACCCTAGGGGGGTATCAAATTTTTTCCGAATATTTTTGCGAAAATTTCAAAAATTTTTTAAAAATTAAAAAACGAAAATCCTTGTCCAATTCTTAAGGTAGGGGGGATTGAAAATTTTTCCGAAAGTTTTCCGAAGTAAAAAGCAAAGCTTTTGCGGTATAATCGCTTTTGTTTAATTCATCTATCAATTTCTCTCTTGTCATCCCAGGGTTTGTCTTCTGAACGTAATGAAGTAAATCGTCTATTTTGTCCACTATGCCGCCCTCCAATCAATGTTTGTCATCAAATCATCCAGCAAATAAATCAAATCTGCCCCATACAGGCTTATCCAGTCCGCAAGATACTCTTCCTGCTCAATTGGCATATGAATGTTATAGGAAAAACAAAAACAATGGCAAAGCTCATGAGCCAGTATTTTGCGCAAATAGCCATTTTCTGGTTTATCCGAAACATATATTATCCTATCATTCCAATCAGTCACAGCAAGGCTAATAGAGCCATCAGAGCGCATAAGCTTACCGTTTGCACTGTGAACAAATTCTATTTTCCATTCAATACCATTTATCACAAACATATTTACCTCCAAAAAAAGAAACCACCAGCCAAATATCAGCCAGTGATTTCTAAATTTAAAGTTATTCTTCTTGCTCTTCAATCAACAAATAATTAATGTACCTTGTTGCTGTTCCAGCAAGTTCTTTGCTGTAGTCTAGCAAGTCCATCTTGTACTCCGGTTTATGCCCATATGTGACTGTATAGAACTTTTCCACAAGTTCTAAGTTATGTAAGTCAGACAATTCCACAAGAATTTTGTGATATAAAAATTTTCTCGTCCATCCGAACCGGTCACAGATAATTTTGAGTTTCCAGTTATTTTTATTAAACCATTTACCACTTTCTATCTTTTTTACGATGCTCCAGCGTGCAAACGGGTCTTTCTCCGGAATTTCAGCCTGCGGATTTTTCAGAGCCTGTTCCATGTCGTGGAAGCGATTGATGTATTGAGCTGTGAAAGCCGTTCCTTTTACTCCGGTCAACTTGTGGGCGATAAATTCGCAACCTTTCTTGGTAATGTCAAAACATAGGCGTTCTTTCCCTTGCTCGTCCTTATAGGTGTTTTCTCTGAAGAAATCAGCCACATCAATTTTGATTTTACCTGTAATATTGTTTTGTTCCATCTGTTTACAGTACCTTTTGATATCTCGTAACATGTTTGCGTGTGTCTTTTCGACCATTTCCGCAACTTCCATACTGGTTAACGTCTGTTCTAATTGTTTCATCTGAATATCATTCATCAGCAAATCCCCCATTTATTCTTGAATGAAATAATTGTGTTCAAAATAAACTGCAAAAATTTTTCGTCCTGTATGCTCTGGATTTCCGTTATCAGCTGTTCTTTCATCTTGCACCGCCTTTCTCTTCCTGCGGTTCAGAAATGTTCTTTGCGGCTTTGTATATTGCTTCACATACACGGATGCTCTGCGTGCTCAAAAGTTCTGCTATTTTCTCAATTGTTTCGGTTCTGGTCATAGATTTTTCCTTCCTTTCAATTTTTTCTTGAAAAGATATACTCTCTATGATAAAATATTTCACAGAGAGTTATCTCGGTTTTAGGGCAGTTGCATGACCGTCAAATCATTTGCAACTGCTCTTTTTGTTTAACTGCTGATTTCTTCATCAACCTTGTTGTCAAGCCACTCTTTTTTAGTCATTCCTTTTTCAAAAAGTTTTTCTTCTAACTTTTCAAACTTCTCCCTGTCAAGCTCAACACTAAAATTTCTTGTCTTTTCTCTACGTTGTTTCATATAATCAGCTCTGCTCTTGGGTGCGATTTTAACCACCTCCTTGTTACGAGTTACATTATATAATGTTACATGTAACAAGTCAATACCTTTTTGAAAAATTTCCAAATCCACAAATCACTAGCTGATATTCAGTTGTCAATGTTCAAACAAACAGGGGCATTTCTGCCCCTGTCATTACATTTTGGAAACAAGCGTTGACAGCTTGCTCTTTGTCATCGTGCGCTCTTCCGGTGTCATGTCAGAGATAAGCTCCGCCATATCCTCCGAAAGTTCTTTCATGTATTTTTCAAGGTCATGCATCTTTGCGTCCTTGTCCTCCGGCGTATTGCCTTTGTGAAGCTCTTTGCTTTCCATGTAGCTTCTGCGGCTCATTCCGCTTTTACCCTCTCTGCGGTCACGCATACCGCCATCTGCCGCAATTGTAGGCTCTGTGTAATACATTCGCCCATGTGGTCGATCAATGTCGCGGTCATGCTCCATATCGTGATACATTTCCGGTGTCATGTGCCAGTAAGGCGGCTCGTCATATCCTCTCCGCGTTCCTCTTCCCTTTGGCGCGAATCTGCCGTCTGCATACCGGTAACGGTCATAATACCGTCTGCCGTCTCCGTAACGCTCAAACATATCAAGAACCTGCTCTGGGTCTGCTTCGTCCATTGATTTTGTAAGCGTCCGGTAATACATGGCTTCCGCAAGGTCTTTAAGCATGTCCGTGACTTTTCCCATCTCTTCTGTATCTACACATTCGATACCTTTTGCAAACTCACACTCTGCGCTTTCAGACAGTTTTTCAATCATGTCGTGCATTCTCATAATATCCATAAAACCGCCCTCCTTACGCTTCCCGGACTGCAATTAAATTGCTGTTCTGAACTTCGATTGCCTGCGCAGACGTATTCTGTACCGCTACCGTAACACAGCAACCGCGAGGAACGTCTACATATGCCTGCGCCGAAACGTTAAAGAAATTTTCAACTGCCGCCGGTGTAACAATCATTCGAGTTGACTGCAACGGTTCTCCGTCAATTGCAATAGCCAGTGAAATAGCTTCAACTGTGCCACCGGTAGGAATTTGAATGTTCCCGGAATAAGATACCAAAAATCTTGCCCGGCACTGATTTGTAAGTCCTCTTAATTTAACAATGCCACTTCCCTGTCTATGAACAATGCATTTTGTTGCGCATACCGGAGTTTCTGTAAATGCTACATCTTCTCCCTGCGCGACAGTTTGAATTGCAATTCCTGTAAATTCTGCCATAATTATTTACCTCTCTTTCAAAAATAAGGGCAAACATTATAGTCTGCCCTTTGTGTTTATAAGCAATACTGCACAGCAGACATAATCGAGTTAAACTCAATTAAGATACTCAATTATTCAATTTTGTGTAGCAGCTACTTTTAGCAGCTACATCCTGTGTTGCATCCACAGCCATACGCATAAGCGTTAGGATTTGGAACAACATATGCCGGGATTGCAGCCGGATTTACAGCGTTGATGATCTGCTGTGTCTGCGCTGACATTGCGGTAGTGAGCAATGCAGACTGGCGATCCTGTGATGCGGCTCTTCTTAAGTCATTATTTTCTGCCTGTAAGGAAGAAATCTTTTCCTGACACAGGTAATCAAGGATTGCCCTTGTTCCTGCCTGCTGGCTGTCGATAATGTCTCTTGTGTTGCTGTTCATGGTGTTCTGCAGTGCACAGGTGTTCTGTGACATATTGTAGTTTACACCCTGGATAGCTTCCCTGGTCTCGCAGCAGCAATTAGCCAACTGGGACTGTAAAGCATTCTGCGCCTGCATAAGTGTCACGTTTGTGGTATTAAATCCCTGCTGTGTCTGGTAGCCAAGGTTGCAGATTGCATTGTCTACACCATGGAAACCGTTCATAACGGCGGTATTCTGTGCGTAAAATCCATCACAGAGACCATTTGTGATACCATCTAACTTTCCGATGATAGCCTGCGTGTCAAACCCACGCTGAATTGCAGAGTCGGTGTATGCAGATGCTGTCGCTCCCATACCTCCGTTTCCTCCCCAGCCATTGCCGCCAAAGCCGCCCCAGCCAAAAATCATAGCGAAGATAATGATAGCCCACCAGCCATCGCCGCCCCACATGCCATCATTGTTTCTTCCGTTTCCTGTCACTGCTGCAATATCAGCAAGACTAG